ACTTTTTTTGGATATTCATCCATCACATTTGTTAAACCATCCTGATAGGATATTAATGAGCTTCCAACGTGGCGCATTAAATGTTTACCAACAGTAATCTTCATAACCTTAGATTCATTTGTTGTTTCACCGTCTTCATCTTTTTCATCAAATTGAGTGTCACGACTAATAGCTAAAGACTTACCCTTAATTTCATCAATTTTCTGAGCATTATAATCGTAGGTTTGTAGTGTTAAAGGTAATCCTTGCCACTGTTGGCGAATATCACTCCCAAAATCATCTAATAAAGCACAACCACCTAAAGTCATAGCCACCATTAAGCCTGCTATTAGCACAAACCATTTCTTTTTCATTCAATTAATCCTCCACATTAATTTTGATAATCGGTTTGAAATCCTCAATCTTTTTGCTTGTTTTTTCCAACTCTGTTAATGCCTCATTAAAAACGTCTGTATCTTGTTTTTGGAAGGCTAGTTGTAATTTCATGTTAAGTATCTCCAAGGTGGTTGCAATTTCACGTGGTTCATTCATATTGCTGTATTCATACTTCATGATTTAATCCTCCAATTTTTTTGCTGATTTATTTATGTTTATGAACAATCACAAACGCTGTCATAATATCACGGCAAAAAATCACTTCACCAGCATCTTCTATTTTTGGTAAATCTGGTGGTGGAATAACTCTACCTTTATTTAAAATAAATTCGTTAGGAAATCCCTTATTATCTTGTTGTTCCTTTTTCAGTTGAGGCTCACTCATCTTCTTCTACTTCCTCAAAGGTCACCTTGTTCCAATCCAGTGGAATGTCGAAACGTTGCTTGAGCTGTTCAATTTCTTTATCAGTGAATTTGGTCTTAAAGCCATGCTCTTCGTTCTTGTTGTCAAATATAACCTTACCATCATCAATATTCAGATATCCTTTGTTACCTTCGAACACGTGAATATAATACTTACTTGATAATGCTTTAATTTGTTTCTCCGCTTCACTATATTTCATTGTTAGTCCTCCAAGTCTTATGTAGGTTTTCTACACATTTACTTTTGATTTACTTTTGAAAACAGCCACAAATGCTGTTATATCAACGCTTTTTCGTTTGATTTACTTATGTTTATGAACAACTACATACGCTGTTATAGTGTCACGGCAAAAAATCACTTCACCAACATCTTCTATTTTTGGTAAATCTGGTGGTGGAATAACTCTGCCTTTATGTTTAGAAATAAATTTGTTATTATCTTGTTGTTCCTTTTTCAGTGGAGGTTTACTCATCTTCTACCTCCTCATAAAGAATGGTTAATGTATGTGCTAATTCGTTATATGGTAAAATTGTGTCGCCAGTTGATATTTGTATGACGTGTTTGTCCTTAATAAATTTGTTAACTTCTTCATCAAAATCAGTATCTCCTATACTAACAGCCCAGAACGTCTTAATTTTCATAATTTAATCCTCCAATAGCTTTGGGTTTTCATGTACATTACCAATAACTAATGTACTTTTTGAAATTTCTGATAATAAGCCATATTTAACGCAGAATGCACCTCGTTCAAACTTGACCTCGTATCTATTTCCTAGTTGCCCCCAATATTGATATATAACTTTAACAATATCGCCTTCGTAAATTTCTTTGCCAGTACTGTCTTTCAGACCAGTAAACTGTTCAAAATCAACTAAATCGTTCAATTGTTCCAAACTAAAGGTTGATTCTTTAGAATGAATCATTTGTTGAATCGTCATAGGCTTAACATAGTCGTCAGTTTCGTTTCCTGTTTTTATCCACGCTCTAAATTTAATCATCTAGTCGCCCTCCCGTGTTAAGCTCCGACCAAGTATGAATATGCTGTCTTTGTCAATCTGAATAACTTTCTTCAAATAATACTTATCCTGCCAAACCATCGGGAAAGTTAACTTGTCAGACATTGCAATCAGTCCAAATAAATTAAACTTAATTGGATAACACTCCGAATCCTTAAACTTAATCATTAGAGTTCCTCCACTTTAAAATTAATTCCTAGTCCTAACGTACTAAGTTCTGCATGTAAGATTGACGCTTTACTGATTGCTCGTTCTTGGCTATTAAACACAGTAGCTTCTTCACGTTCTGCATCTAACTTATGGTTGTGTTCCTCTAATTTTTTATAATATTTATCATTTGCTAAATTCTTAATCACCCACACGTTGCTCATACCTCCTATAAGACTTTTTCTGATTCAGTTGTAATCTTGAAAATTTCCCCACCTAGCAAATCTTGAAGTGTTTTAATGTTTGAATAAGTGGATTTCCACGCTTTTGATTCCTCTTTTGTGAATGCAACGTTTCGTATATTGAGTTTTCTTTTTCCTATTGGCAATGGTGGATAAGGCGCACGAGGTTGCCAAGGATTCAATCCAATAAACATTGTTCCAACTTTTAAGTAGTATTCTTTTTTAATTTCTTTTCGTCCAAACATATACATTAGTTAATCCCCCTTTTAAGCTGGTTCTAATCCAATATTCAAAACATGAATTTCTCCACCGTATTCACGAGTAACCAACTCAACCTCTTTTAAATCTTCCGTGTACCAAGCATTCATAATTTCGTCTGTAAAATGTAGTTCACCAGTCAACATTCTTCCAATAAAAATGTCGTACTCGAACGGATCATCGCTAATAAATTGAGTTCCCATTTTCACAACGTATCTTTTATCCTTGTTTTCTCTAATGTATGACATAAAATTCTCCTTTTATCCGACTTTTTTAATAGAATATTTTTCAATATTATCTTTGATAATCTGCTCAATATTATCAAACTCTGTATATGGAATTCTAACTAATGGAATACCGTTATCCTTAGCCCATTGAGTTTTAATATTGTCTCGAAGTTGACGTAGTTTGAATCCTTCATCACCACCAAAATAATCAACCGTTTTAAAATGTTGTTCCCCATCATATTCAATCAAAAAACTATTATTTACACAAAAGTCGAATGGTAATGGATGCTTATATTTACATGTACTGAACCTTTTCTGTGATTCGAACACGACATCTAAACCCTCTAGTAATCTACTAATGATTCTTTCACCCCTTGGTTGATTACATCTGGGACACCTGCTTCCTTGCTGAAATTTGTTAGGTTTCGTTTCCCATTTATATCCACATTGATTGTGTTTGAACAGCGTCTTTGCATTAGTGTTTACATATTCTCCAAGCATTGAATATTCACCAGATTTAATATCTTCCTCACGTACACAGAAACTTTCTTTAGTAAGCCTCTCAACTCTCCTGCATCTTGGACATCTATGATTTTGGTGGAAACTTTCGGGTGCTATTTCCCATTCATAACCACATATATTATGTCTAAATAGTGTTTTAGTTTGAGAGCTGATATATTTACCTAACATTTCATACTCTCCACTTCGAATATCTCCCTCACGTTCACAAAATGAAATCTTATCTAATCTTTGGTTGTCGGCTATTTTACGATGCGCACACTTGGGACATCTTTTCCCCTTGGAGAAATTATTTGGTCTAAGCATCCATTCAAATCCGCAAACATTATGTCTAAACAATGTATTAGTAGAGTTATTTACATATTCTCCAAGCATTGAATATTCACCAGAAACTATATCCTCCTCTCTCTCACAGAGTTCTTCTTTTGTTAACTTTATGTTGCCGGCACACTTGGGACACCTGCTACCTTGATGAAAAGTATTTGGCATGGTTTCCCACTCGCAACCACAGACATTGTGTCTAAACAACGTTCTGGTAAACGTGTTAATATACTCACCAACCATCTCATATTCACCAGAAACAATATCTTTCTCTCTTTGACAAAACGTTTTTTTTATTAAGATCATGTGCCCCGAACATTTTGGACATCTTGTTCCCTGATGAAAATTATCAGGGGTTATATTCCATTCGTAACCACACGAAGTATGCTTAAATAACGTTTTAGTTGTGGTGTTTATATATTTACCCAATATTTGATATTCACCAGAAACAATATCCTCCTCTCTTCGACAAAACTCATCTTTCGTAAGTTTCTTTGTTCCACCACATCTAGGACATCTTCTACCCCCGTGAAACTGACTTGGAACTACCATGTATTCATATCCACACGTGTTGTGTTTAAATAAAGTTTTGGTATGAGTATCTTTGTACTCGCCAATAAATTCATATTCTCCGTTCAGTATATTTGGCTCTCTATTTATAAATTCTTCTTTAGTTAACTTCCTTGGCATTTCAATACTCCTAAATTAAATTCTTAATTAAGCTAGTTTCATATCAATTTGATCCAACAAGTCATTCTGTTTATTGATTTCTGTTTGAATATCAGCGTTATTATCAGAAATCTTGTTGTACCATTCATCAATATATTTGTTGTTCCGAGAATTACTAATCTTTCTATATAAATCAGCATTCTCTTGAGCCAATTTAGCAACTCGTTTAGACGTTCTACGGATAATTCTGTTCTTGAGATTGCGCATAGCTTCATTTAGGACTGATGCAATCTCTGGATTGAGCTTAATTTCATCTTCAATGGTTTCTTGAGTTTTAAGTGGATAAATTGTAATTAATGTAAATGAGACGCTATCTACAACAAGCTCAATATTATTAACTCGATATATCTTCCGACTTGATGTTTGAGAGCGGTTGTATTCCGCCTTCTGAAGCAATCCTTTAATCCAGTCATTCAACATAGTTGGCTGAATCATGAATCTTTGCTCAACTCTTTCTTGAAAATGCTTTGAGGGTTTATATTTTTGAAACATTGGTACAGTCATGTTATAGCGCCTCCACATCTAATGCTGCTTTGATCCAATCATCTGAACACCAGAAACATGTTGGATTCTCGATGAAGGCTTGTGGCGTACGTTCTGTAATACCCAAACATTTCTTATGAATGAAGAGAGCGGGTGTAGCCAAGTTTTTATAATCTGAAAGTTCAAATTCTTTTAGAATTTTTTTGTTTTTCTTTTTAAAAATTTCCTCAGTAACAAAGCCGTGAGTACATAATGGACAACGTTCTTCTCCATTAACAAACTTAGATGTGTGTACCTCATACTTGTACCCACATAAGTTATGTCGTACTACTGCAATGTTGGCTTTAGGAAATTCACTAATTAACGAGTATTTTTTATTTTTAATATCTTTGACTTCGAGCATGTGATTTTCTCCTTTGATTTTTGCCTTACATTTATAACATGGGGTAAAAGAGATGGTTTTTACTAAAAACGCACAAAAAAACTCTCTATTTTTTTAATAGAGAGTTAATTAGTTTATTTTTTTATTTCCAAAACTTGTGTAATGCCACCAAACCGAGAATTACAAGCAACATCCATATCATTTTAACTATAAAGAATGCCATGGTGTTTACCTACTTAGCGTCTACAATAGCTGAACCAGCTTGAGTGGTTACAAAACCATGTTTTAGGTGAGCATCAGCTGTCTTGTTTTCGATAATGTTCTTATCAATTGATTTACTAATCTTTTCATTAGCCTTAGCTTCTGCATCTGCCTTAGTCAACTTAGCTTTGGCATCAGCTTCTGCCTTAGTTTGTTTTGTCTTAGCTTCTAATTCGGCTTTCTTGTTGTCTTGTCCGGCTTTGATAATATCGTCAATTGATTTCTTTGTTTGATTATCAAGAGAAGGTGTTCCGAACGACAAATCTTCTACAATGAAACCTTGAGAAGCTGCACGATTTTGGAATTCTTTCAATAGATCACTTTGGACCTTAGTTGAATCTGTTCCAACAACCTCTAGTAATGTGTACTTGCTCATGCTCTTGCGTCCAGCAGCGGTTAATTGTTGGTTTAACCAACCCTTTTCAATTGATACAACATCTACGTTACCAAACTTCTTGTAAACATCTGTAGCTTTAGTTGGATCCACATGATATGAGTAGTTAACTTCAACATCTGTTTTTTTACCATCTGATGAAGCAAGTGCAACTTTTTGCTTGATAGTTTGTGTCTTAATTGGATATTGAGTTACCTTATCTAATCCAACCCAATGAACACCTTGGCTCAATGCCTTTGAACGGACACCACCGCTCATAGAATATTCAATACCAACATTCCCATTATCAATCTTTTCGAAGAACTTAAAGCCTCCGATAACTCCTAATACAACCAATACTGCAAATGTAATTTCCCACTTAACTTCTTTTTTCAATTAATCATCTCTCCCATTGTTATTTTTGCTATGCGTTTCAATATAGGTGTTACAAATTTTTCTTACTATAATAGTTAAGAAAAACATTCCCCAAAAAACAATTGCATCCATTTAATTTCCCCTATAAAACTTCGATTTTATTTTTTAAACAATCTAAGAAGCGGTGCAAGATATAGCAAAACCAGTAGACTACCGATTATCCAATGTCCCCAGCCAAACATAAACATTGGTAAGAATCCCAATACAAACACAAGAACAATAAAACCAATCCAAATCAATATGAATGCTAAATGCCTAGCATAATCATCTAAAAATTCATTTATTATCTTCATTTTGATTCCTTGATTTTTAAACCTTCTGCATATTCATTATAATTTTGAATAAATTCTTTTTTGTCCTTGTCTTCTGCTAACCCAATACCCCATGTATCAATTGTTTGAGATTCGTGTGCACTATTTTCCACTACAATTTCATCATTTCCCAATGTCTTCCAGTTGCATTCAGTAATAATAAAAAAGTTAGTGTAATCGTAGTTTGTGAATAGTGATCTCTTCACAAATCTTTTTGAAATAATTGAGCCTTCTTTAATGCCTTTTTCTTCTAGCTCTACTTTTCTATCTTGACCCCCGAATCTTGCTTCCAGTTTTGAAATTCTATCCTTTAATACAGTTTCTTCGGTGGTTGTCACACCCCCATGTAGCTCTACTCCTGATGTGGCAGTTATCATACGTACATTCCCATGTTCATCACGATTTACATTTACCACCCTATTTTCCTTAATATCATGTAGTCGTAATTCTAAAATAATAATGTAAACAACTACCAAAATTACACCCGCTATAATTAACATACTTAACTCCTTATAAAATTAAACTTTTATACAGCTTAATTATTCCCCATCTTTTACTAGTTCAATAACATATTTTGAATCAGGGAAATAGTTCTTTCCTTCTTCAATTAAGATATTGAGTGTTTCTTCGATCCAATTAGCAGTTGGAAGAGATAAGTCTTGTAAATAGGAATTTGAGGTTCCATCTGATAGTCCAACAAGATGATTACTATGATAGTAAGAATCTGTTTTATATACATACACATCACCCAAGTTATTGATAAACACCGAACCCATCTCAATATCTCTATCGTAATTAACCTTTTCAATCATTGTATGACGTTCTCCAATGAGAATAGGTTTTAACACCTCATCTCCATCTAAAACTTCATCAACAAAAACAGGGCGCCCGAACAGCCCATTACTGCGCAATAAGTATTTTCCATCACCATCTTTTAAAGTGGCAATGTATAGATACATTTCTCCTCCCATTACCCAAACTGAATTAGCTAAAGTTTCATCATCTACTGCCGCATACATTTGAATCAGCTCATCAATAGTTGGGCGCACGCCAGCAAAAGTAAAATGTCCATCACGATAACCACTGACAGCACCGTCAAATTTAGGAACAACTCCTCTAACAACCGTTACTGGTTTTTTAATTTGTTTATGTCCTTTTAACTTCATTGATATCTCCTTATAACATAAAAGTAAAATTTTATTCCATTCGTAGAACTTCTAATAGGTCGTCTTTATACGCCCCTGCATCAGTTCCTGCGGTATGATAAAAATTATTCAAAATTTCATATAACTTCTCTAATTGTTTATCTTCAACTGTTTGTACGAACTCCCAATCATCGGCCTTCACATCTGCATAGCTAAAACCTTCTCGATGGTTGTCTTGGTCTTTAATCGCTCCAAAAGAAAAATCATACTTAAAATAATATTCTTCGTTCCAAGAGTTCCGTCTAATCAATTTACCTTTTTCAAACTCTGGTAATACTTCATTTAATTTCATCTAATCTCTCCCATTCATCTTCTAAAGCGTTTTCATACTCACGATCATCAATGTCGAAATCATGCTCTGGTTTCGGATCTGGTAGAGTAGATAACCATGTATCATAATCTGGTATCATTAACCCCCCTATAAAAGACTGTATTTAGTTGTCGCTCATTATTAATAAGATACAGGCAAGGATTATTAGCCACCACATTTTCCGATTCTCCTTCCACATACTGGACAATAGTTAGCATGGAAAACAAGGTCTGGCATTCCAGATTGATTAATTCTTAGCTCATTTCCATATAGAATGCGCATATCAGTTTGCTCAATTTGTTCCGGTTTCATTGGATAGCCACAATAACAATATTTACATTTGTTTTTCTTGAATAAATTAAACATCTTCTCTTAACTTCCTTCCACACATTGGGCAGTGAGTTGCATTAGTTGGACGAAGTGTTTCAGCATTAACATCTAAATGATATAGTTTCATATCTGCAATCCTAATAATTAGAATGTCTTCTTCAATGTATTTACCCCATTCACTCCGTTTAAGATTGGTAATATCTGAATAATGTAGGCTTTCTAATTCGGCTTTGTCATATGGGTATTTGTGACAATACTCACAGTTAGCTGTTCTTAGATGAACAGATATTGAACTGTTTGTACGGTCTGGGACTAAGTTTTGTGTATTAGGACTTATTAAGCTAACCATTATCATTCATACCTCGTTTCTAAATGTAGAAGTTTATGATCTACTAAGTAATGCACTGCATCACGTGGATCAGAAAACCTTGTTCCGCTTCCTGCATCTACAAACACTTCGTCAACCTCCTCACTATCTTCATAAAGTCTTTTCATAATTTTAAGTTCTCTTCCATTTTCAGAAGTAACAACCCAATAATTATTCTTAGTTAAATATTCATCAATTAACTTTTGAACATCGTTATGCTTGACCATAAGGTCGCTTTGCATTTTCATATTCTTAAACTCAGATTTAAATTTTTCTATATCTACCATTTAATCCCTCCCGCTAAATATATCGGTAGTAAGACAAACTCCTATACTTGTTCCTATATAGGAAATAGAGTAAACGGCCCATTGTGGAAACGTGCTTATTTCTCCATATCCCCACTTAAAAAGAATTGTCATAGCAATCATAATTAATTCACAAATTAAAAAATTTCTTAAATGGATATTCATAGTTCCTCCTCAATAAAATGTAGATTTTATGCGACTGTTGATGTAGCTTCTTTTGCTTGTTCGATTCTATTTTTTGCCGTATTAAAATATTCTTCGTCTAGTTCAATACCGATAAAATTACGATTAGTGTTAATTGCTGCCACCCCTGTAGATCCTGAACCCATGGTGTTATCAAGCACAATTTCATTTTCATTGGTGTAAGTTTTGATTAGATATTCCAGTAAAGCAACCGGTTTTTGGGTTGGATGTAAATTGCCAACTACCTTATTCGGAAACTTTAAAATACTTGTCGGATATTTTGTTGTTCTTTTTGTGTCACCAACATTAGCATGGTCATAATTGCCATAAACTTTGCCCTTGTCTTGAATTGAACCAGCATCTTTGAACTTGTTTCCTCTGGAATGGCTTGGTTCGCCACCTTCAGTCATCTGTGGGTTGTACGTAGGGAGTTTCTTATAGAAAACCAAGACATCCTCGTGTTGACGTAATGGCATTCGCTTCGCATTCAAAAATCCTGTTGTGCGCACCTTGTCCCAAACTAACGTGTATCGAAACATCTTCAAATTCGAAACAATTAGCTTTGCCGAAAAATCAGTTTGACCAAAAAGTACAATTGCTCCATTTTCTTTAATAATCCGATTATACTGTTCCCACAATTTAGACATATTGATTACGGAATCCCATTCATTATGTGTTTTAGCATAAGGTAAATCGCATAGAATCATATCAATACTTTCATCTGGAATATCCTTCATTAACTCAAGACAATCACCTTGTAATAATTTTTCAGTCATCTTAATTCGCTCCTTATTCGGTAAAAATTTTACTTTATGACACTTTCGTTAATTCAATTTGATGATCTAGCATTCCGTGGCACACATAAGCACTTTGATAAGTGGGAGATGATGTTGAAAGACCTTTTTCATCATTAAAGAATTTAACTCGTGGATATAAATATAGGTGGTTGACAGGATTTTGCTTATAAAATTCAAATCTACGCTTACTGTCATACAAACTTGCTACATTCATAAGCATTGCAAATGGTTTATGAAACAAAAATAAACGTTCAATCACATCATCTTTTACTGAATATGGCGGATTGCTAACAATAGCGTCACATTCTGGGACAGCCGTCTTAAAGAAATCTTGTCCATTATCAATATGTGTGTGAATTACGTTAAAACCACTCTCTTCTAGCACTTTAACGTAGTTAGATTCAGCGGTATCAAACGGACACCAAATAGTTTTAAAGTTTTTTAGGTAAGGTACGATTGCTTCTACAGCAGATCTTGGTGTGTACCACTCATCACTTTTTGCTTTTTGTCGTTGCATTGTATCTCCTTAATATAAAATCAAACTTTTATTAAATGTCCATGTACTTACCTGCGGATAACATAACGTTTACTCCGATATTCCCGTATTTTTGAATCATGTAAAACATGAATTCCTGAATTTTTTGTTTATCAGTGATAAATGTTTTTGATAGCTCTTTTGAATCGGTAAATACTTCCACTGAAGTTTCTAACCCCTTTATTGCGATAACAGTGTTTAGATTAATGCCTACTTCGTCTGATACTTCAAAGAAATCACCTTGATACTTTTCTCCCATTGGTACCTCCTAAAATACTGGTTGATTCGTAAAATTCTGTGGTAGATTTTGGAAATCATAATCTTTGAGCTTTGAAATATCTTCGCCTTGGAAGTATGCCGTTCCACTTTGTGCAAGCATTAAGTTGAATTGACTAGTTTCTCCAAACTGAACTAAAACTACTGGTACGCCAGCTTCAAACGCTGTTCCAACCTCAAAGATTGTTCCGGGATCTGAAATAATCTCATCATCTACTTCTACGTAATCCAAAATAGCAACCACAACATCAGACGTTTCAACTTGTCGAACATCTTGTTTGAATACTCCAACTTGCCAAGGGAAGCTATATAATTCTTCACTTTCCATTTGATGTTCTTCGGGTTTATAAATACTACCGACTGTCTTATTTGCTTTTAGCCCCATGCGAACTGCGTCGATGCGTGCCTTTTGTGTTTCGTCAAAGAATGGTGCTGCTAGATAGATATTTTTACTCATTTCATGTTCTCCTCTTAATCTTTTTATTTGCCTTACACTTATAACATGGGGTAAAAGAGATGGTTTTTACTAAAAACAAATAAAAAAAACACCAATTTTTTAATTGGTGTTTAAATTTCATGATATTAATCGCATAAACTATTAAAATATTTTGTTTTACCATTCTCTTCACAGAGAACTTTGCGAATTTTCAATTTAATATTGGATAACTTCTTTTTTGTTTCTCCGGTTTTTTTTGACACATCCTCAAAATCTATTTTTCCATACATCATTCCACTCTCACAAATGGTTAATATTTCATGTTCAAATCTATCGCCATTGAATGTTTTTTGAATGTATTCGCATATTTCTAACTTTGATATATCATCTTCTGATAAAAGTAAATTTTCTTCATCATTTTCCCAGTCTGCATAAACCACATTCTTATCAGACTCTCTTTTTTTACAATTAATATCATCTTTGATATTCCCTAACTGTGTTCTAATATGTGATTTTGCATAAGCAATAAAAGGCGTTCCACTGTTCTCTTCGTATTTATTAAACGCTATAAAAATACCATCTAAAATAGCGACATATAAATCATCTACATCATATTTAGGATTATACCCTCTTAAAATTCTGCCCTGATTTAAATTTGCTAAACTATGCGCATATGAATCATATTTTTCAAGTATATTATCCACCGTCAATAACGCTGGTTTTTCTCCTCTTTCTAATACGATCAACTTCTTCTTGTTTACGTAATGTGCTAGGTTTCCCACTATCTTCGACACTCCATATATTTTTTTATAATCCAACGCTTACTTTCAAAGCTTTGTCAACCTTACTCATTGTTTCTTCATTTAAATGATCGGACTTGCGGTTTTCTAAAATACTGTCTTTGCTAATAGTCACCACTGCCTCACAAAGAATTGTTCCTCTAATCGCTCTTCCATATGGAATGCGCACATGTGTTGCCAATTTATTTTTTATTGCTGTTGTTATTGGGGCTACAATCGTATTTGGTGAATATTCATTTCCCTTGTCATTCTGAATAACTAAACATGGACGCATACCATCTTGAATATGGCTCCCCGTCTTCTCCAACTTCACATAATAGATATCACCACGTTTAATTTCAGCTATCGCCAAACACCTCTTTCAGAACGAACTTCTTATTATTTTGAAGATTGTCTCCAGTTAACATGGTGAAAGGAGTTTTATCTTCATTTAACCTAAATCTTCTTTCCCACAAAGCGATTTCAATTAAATCTGAATCAAGTCTGCGATTCGTTTCATTAACATTCTCGCCACTTCTACTTGAATGTTTAATCCGTGAATCAATCACTCTAGGGTCTGGATTCAACAATACGATATGAATGTCTTTTATCGTTTTCTGTAAATCTTCTACACCTTTTGGATCTAAAACAACCACTTGAGTTTTATCTCTTTTAATATCCTTTTTATTTATCCAGTACGACCACTTCTCTTTTTTATTATCGTTATTAATAGCTTCGTACTCACGTAATGCCAAAGTATTCCGACTATTGATGTAGCTCTTATGAAAAAAATAGTCTACACCGTTCACTTCTTTTACCCGCATTGGACGCGTTGTGTGTGTAATAAGTTTCTCTACCCGCTCATCTTTCACTAATTCGTTCATTAGTGTTGTCTTCCCTGACATTGTTGGACCTACTAATACAATTAACATTTGCTACTCCCATCTTAATTTACTATCTCTACTAATATGTTTTCTATTTTTTCTACACTTTGGACATCTTCCACCCATATGAAAATATCCAGGGCTGATTTCCCATACATTCCCACAACTATTGTGTCTAAATGCTATCTTTGTACCATCATTTATATAGTTTTCCAATAACGTATATTCACCAGATTGAATATCTCTTTCTCTCTTACAAAACATGTCTGTAGAAAATCCTCCACATCTACAATGTGGACATCTATAACCTCGATGGAAACTACTAGGTTGCATTTCCCATTCGCGCCCACATACATTATGTTTAAATAACGTTTTGACGGATGTATTTACATATCTACCCAACATCTCATATTCTCCAGATTGAATATCCTCTTCACGCTCTATAAAATCTTCTTTTGTGAATGTAGGTTTACGAACAACACACTTCGGACATCTGACACCTCTGTGAAAGTCTGCTGGTGTTAGCATCCATTTATATCCACACGAAGTATGTTTAAATAAAGTCTTAACGGGAGACCCATAATAATTACCCAGCATTTCATATTCTCCACTTAATAAATCTGGTTCTCTATTTATAAACTCTTCTTTAGTTAACTTCCTTCTCATTTCAATGCTTCCTCCGTCAATATCGTTTATTCATGTCCATACCCCCTATATTTATAACATGGGGTAAAAGTAATGGTTTTTACTAAAAACGTGAAATAAAATTCAAATTTTATTTAATTTATACAATTATCTTCGATTCATCTGATTTACCACAGTATTTATTAACACTATCCTTAATGATTTGCTTAATGTTATTGAACTCTGTATATGGAATCCTGACTAGTGGAATACCATTATCTTTAGCCCATTGGGTTTTGATATTGTCTCGAAGCTTACCAAGCTCGTAATTTTTAATCGCCCACTCTGCACCCTTGCCACTAAAATTAATTGGTTTAAAATGTTGTTTTCCATCATATTCAATCAAGAAACTATTGTTTACATAGAAATCAAATGGTAATAGTTTCTTGTATTTGCATGAGTTAAATCTTTTTTGAGTTTCAAAAGTAACAGCGGTATTTTCTAACACACTTAATACTTTCTTTTCCCCCTTAGACTGTTTACATCTTGGATACCTACTCCCTGCATGAAAATCTGCGGGGCATGTTTGCCATTCATGTCCGCAGATAGTGTGTTTAAACATGGTTTTAGTGCGGCTATTCACATAACTTCCAAGCATTTGATATTTGCCACTTAATAAATCTGGTTCTCGATTTATAAACTCTTCTTTGGTTAACTTCTTTGACATACAAATAACACTCCATCATTGATAATGTTGACCCACAAACACACTTGGTGTAATATATGGGTATACTAAATAAGCAAGAAATCTACCCATAATGATTCATAATATCGTTATTTTAGGTGGATTTTTGCAGAATTTGCATACTTGTTAATTCAATAATAACACCGTGTGTTAAATTGTCAACACCTAAAATACACAAAGTGTGAAAATAAAGAGAGGTATATTATGTCAGTCTTTGAAAGAATACAAAAAGCAGCTAAAAAGCGTGGATATAATTTAACACAAGTATCAGAAAAAGCTGGATTTAAAAGTAAAAACGCAATTTATAGGTATAATCAAGGTGTGACCCCTAGAGACTCATCTCTTAGATCTATTGCAGAGGTGTTGGATGTTTCCTTTGAATACCTAAAAGGGATAACTGATGATGACACACCTAAATCCATTACCAAGGAACCAGACATTGAAAAGGCTATTGATTCATCTCGTATGTATCAAGGACGACCAATTGATGAATCTCAAAAAGAAGTTATGAAGAAGCTTTTAAAAGCATATCTTGATTCTCAGGAGAAATAATATGAATAACTTAATTACATACTTATGCAATTACGCATTTGATCACGGTATTGGATATGAATTAGATAGTAAAACTTTTAAACCTTCAGATAGCTCTTTTTCTAATAAGGAAGCTTCTATGGTCTTCATAAATATGAATTGGCCCAATAAAAATGAGATACCCTTTCAATTAGCACACGAAATCAGCCATATCATAAACGGGGACTGTGGATCCAATAACTATAGTGCAGGGTCTGTATATTCAAAGGAAGAATACAATGCCAACAAAAAAGCTATTCATATCTTATTAGATTACTGTGCACTCAATAATCTTCATTATGAAAATTCTGTTGAATTCATGATGTCTTTTGGCATTCCCTTAAAGTTGGGCTACGTTGTAGAAATGGTATTCAAGAATAAATAAATCGTGTACTATATAAAGTGTTAATAATCTTGAGATGAGTTTAAAAAGGAGAATATAATTGAAAAAAACATTTGCAAGCATTCTATTACTTTGTTTATTGGTATTAACTGGGTGTAGTAACGCACAACCTCATAAAGATTCACATGCGCATGGTGCTGAATCTCATCAGTCCAAATATCAATCACTTTCTAAGGCTGGCGACAAAGGTTACGTTAAAGACCGCGGTGATGTAGAATTGTTAGCCACTTCTGATAAGCAAATAGTTCGAAATACTTCGAACATAATTTACACTGTTACGCAGGTAAAAATTGTAAAAAATACACCAAGAACAAAACAACAAAAATTAAATATAGACGCAACTTTTGGAGATGACTGGACGTCTCCAATATACTACGTTCAAGTAGACTATTCTCTTAAGAATAACACTGGTAAATCAGTATTTATTTGGGGTGCTGGTGGAATTGATAATAGTGGGGAAGAGCATGATGTTAACAAAGGTGCCTATGATTCACTGTCCGGAAAAAGACTTCAACCGGATTCAAAAATGGATGGTTTGCTGCTATATAAAACTACATCTACAGATATTGACAATTTAAAAAATGAGAAAATGGTTACGGGTATGGTTGATGTTCAATTATCAAAACACGACTTAGATTATATCGATCCGGAAACTATCAATTTGTTTAAATAAAATACTTATTTTATAACAAAAAAGAACCTTTATTTTACAGGTTCTTTTTTGTATATTCTAATGGTTTATATCAATTTTAGACATTATACTTTTCGCTTCTTCTTCATTCTCTGATAAAGAGGGTTCCAAACCTTCAACAATAAAAGTATAACTACATCTTTTGTTTTCTAGATTCCATCTAACTTTTCCATTCAAAGACTGCACTCCGTCCAAAAAAGAGATTATTCCCCATAGATTAACAGCCTTTAAATCTGGAATATCTATTATAATCTGATTATCTTTTTCATTTATCACTTCATCTTTATTATTACTGATATACTCTGCTCCAAAATCAATCATTTTCCATTGATTTTCTATGTAGCTTATAACAACCATGTGATAATCATTCTTATTAAGTCTAAAAAAAGCTAACTTATCATTAACTATATCTCTGTATAATAAATCGCCGATGCAAGTATATGCAGGAATTCCCAATTGTTTTAATATTTTTTGGCCTGCTATTGCCCACGTTGCACAATTATGATATTTATCTACCTTAGCTTCTTCAAAACCCTCTTCTAACTTCTTACCGATTACATTTAAATCTACTTTTTCCACTTCGAAAATCTCCTTTATTAGAATGATAAAAAAGTGCATAAAAATAGCCATCTAGATAAATTCTAGATGGCTTTGTTAAAATCTCTTTTATTCAAGTTTTTAAGTATTATTTTTAGCATTTTTCATCAACTCTTCTTAATTAATATGCACCGATACCCGATGCATTAGAATAAATTATATCATACTATATAAAAAAACTCAATAGTAAATTACTATATTATTTATGGTAAAATTACAGAGTAGAAAAGTTAAGGCGGTGGCTAATCCTCATAGAAAGTGGGGTGATGCCTATGATTAATAAGTATTATTCCACTAGAAAGGAATAGTATGTCAGTGTTCCAAGCACTAACAATCGCAATTAACTTTGCTTTGTTAGTAATTGCAATATTGAAATTTAATCAAAAAAAATAACCGTCCAATAACTTTGGCGAGTTAATCGGTTATTTTTATCACATTAACAATGTCACCGTCTTAAACGGTTCTACACAGGAAGTTACGAGTTCCAGCTCGTAACTTCTTTTTCATTCTCAATTATATATCTTGGTAATCCAATCCGTCAACTAATTCATCAACCAATTCATCAACTAATTTATCAACTAATCAGACTACGAAGCCTTTTGTGTAGCGATTTGTCCATCTTTTTTAATTAAGAAAATTGGGCTACTATAGCTTGTTCCCTTTGAATTAGCTATGAAGTCATTTTCTCTACGATATCCAACTACCACCATTCTATTACCACGCTGTAACCAAGAATCTTCTATCACTTTCTTGTCCTTTACCACCCTCTTATTATAATATCCATAGCGTTCTTTACCTATTCTTACCGATACAATCTCATGATCATTAGTTAGTAGATAAATAATTCCACGTTTATCTTTATCAATAACTGTTCCAGCAATAGTTTTCTTAATTTGTTGAGGATATTTACGCCCTCTCCAAGTCTTATAACCACTAATTTCTGGTTCTTTACTCATATTGGCAAATGAGGCAATATCATAAATCTTATCTAAATTAATTAAATTCAATTCATGTTCACCGATATAGCAATTCAAACTATCCATTTCCCATGCTGCTACTGTTCCCATACAATTTTCTGTCCAGAATTCTCGCATTCGAACTTTAGCTTCAGCCGCAATAGCTTCTTTAGTTTTCAGCCATTCTTTTAATGGTTGAGCAAACTTATTAAACCATTTTGTAAATGATTTAACATCAACAACTAATTCTCCATTGTCATAAGTGTAATTAACTGAACTTGAGTATTCACTTAGAAATTCTTTTTCGATATCACTGTTCATTTTTTGTGCTTTTCTACCAGTAATCTTATTCTTAAAGTTATACGCTGCTAATTCTTTAGCATATTCACCAGGTACATCATTACTAATTTTGGGTAGCTGAACAGTGGTTAATCGGGTCTTCTCAGGCGTGATATAACGCACGAATTCAACCATCAACGTACGTCTATCCTTATTAAAGCCGTCAAATGCGCCTGATTTAATCATGATAACGTTCTTTCTGTCTGTTAAATTGGTCTTACTTAAATAATCTTCTAAATTGGAATAAGGTCTATGACTAACAATATCAGTAATCTCTTCTTGACCAATTCCAATGATAGAACCCAATCCAAATAATATTTTACCTTTATAAGGTGTAAAACCTATTTCAGATTTATTAATATCCGGATTCATAATTAAATCACTCATTCTTGTAACAGCTTTTGATACCGCTGCATAGTCTGACGAGCCACTAACACCATCATAGATACCAGCATTAATTGAGAGACATGCAGTTTTCCAATACAAAGATCCATACGTTAAACAAATATTAGCTTCAATCATAAGAATTAAGGAATATCCCGCCACATGAGGAAGTGAAAATGAATATGCAAATTGAGGTTTAAAACAATATTCCCACACATAATTAAGCATTTGTTCGCTGGTCCCCAGTGCTCGGCCACTCTCAAAATAGATTGCCTTTTCCTGTTCTTGAAGTTTTTCATTTTTCTTTGCTACTGATTTACGCAGTTTGTTGGCTTGAGCCAAAGAAAAACCAGAAATATTCTTATCCATAGACAGTGTCATTAAATACTCTTGCGTATCACAAATTCCATACCTATCGGATAGCAAACCTTTTAACACATTTTGCTCGTCTTCAGTTAGTCCATTCTCAGACATTTCTTGATACCATTCATTGATATTATTTTTAAAGCGAACATATTTATCAATCGGTTGTTCTCCATCTGTGGTCATTCGCATTAAAGTGTTAGCAGCTGCGATTTCATCAAAGGTTGATGGATTAATCTTTTCAAAAGCTTGTCGGCCAACACTAGTTTCAAATTGAAATGCATTAACCACTTCGCCGGTATAGATAAGTTTAAACAATTCTGGATCTTTAAGCTTAATTACATCTGGATGGAAATATTTGTTATATGTTGCCTTTAGTGTTCCTTGCCACTGAATCTTACCTTCCTTTAAAAGTAAGTCCATAGCTGCTCGGATTCTATCCATTGCATTAATTGAAAGAAAATCATACTTAATCCCACCGACATATTCAGAGTTACCAGCATCATATTGAGTTACTTCAAGACCTTTGGTTGTTTTCATCATTGGAACGTGGTTTGTATAGTCTCCATTCCAAACCAATACTCCACTAGCATGTTGAGAACGTCCACTAACTACTCCTTGAATGCTTAACATTGCCTCTTTAAGTCCAGGATATTGTGAAACCATATCAATGAACTTTTTAGCCGGCTTTCTATTTTTCGATTCATTGCCATAAAAAGCGTCTTTTAGATCCCAGTTGACGCCCTTTTCTCCCGGTAACTCATCAAGAATATTATTTGCAATTGAAATATCAATTCCAAAACCTCGACAAGCTGATAGCACGGTTGAACGAGTTCCTTCAGTATTATAAGTTCCAATATTTAAAACACTATCTTCTCCAAAGCGCTCTTTAACTAACTTAATAATTTCTTGTCTCTTAGCCCCTTCGGCATCTAAATCAATATCTGGCATGTTATCTACACGTTCTTCATTGAGAAATCTCCAATATGGTAGATTGTATTCAATAGCGTTGATCTGAACAATATCCAGCAAGTAATTTGTATAGAAACAACTGGCTGAGCCACGAGATACCCCGACCAAAGAGACTTCCCACATGATATCAACGAATTCCTTATCAGCTAAAAAGTAAGAACTCATTGGTTGTTTAAAGTGATTGCTGATAGCTTTGACCACATGTAATTCAGTGTTAATTCTATCTAAATTTTCATGGTTAAATTCTTGCTTCTTCTCAATCATGCCTTCCATAATTAACTTGATATAGTATAAATCATACTTGTTTTCCGAATCTGCATACTCATTAATATCAGGATATTTACTCCAATCAACTTGAGCATTTACATTTTTTAAATCAATTGGTTCGAATTCTGGCATATGAGCTTCGGGAATGATAGTCTCATGCTCGAAAGAGATAGGTTCCATTTTATCCATGATTTCATGAGTATTTTTAAACATCACTGTCAGTAAGTCATCTTCAAAATAATCACGCAATTCCGCAGGAGTGAATAAATAAGTGGTAGCATAAAAACTATCAACTTCTCTATCACCTTGCTGTGATTGAAGGAATATCTTGTGAGCTTGTTTCTGCTCTTTGGATAGGTAATGAGCATCGGTGGTTATAATTAATTTAACGTTATATGCTTTTGCAACTTTAACCAACCATTTGTTTACGATTTTTTGTTCTTCACCAGCCGATGGTTGCAATTCAAAATAGAAATCATCTTTTCCAAATACATCTTGCATGGTGGTTATAAATTCATGGATGGCCATTTTATTTTCTAAACTTTGGTCTTTATCATATTTAAGTAAGAGTTGTGGCAACTCTCCACCGATACAAGAAGTAGAAGCCATTATGTCTCCCTTATATGATTTCATTAACCTAATTAATTCATCTTTATATGTTGGGACACGTTCCATACCACGGTAGAAATGTGAATTTTCCCAAGCTTTGGTGGACTGTTTTCTTAGGAAGTCATAGCCATGTTGATTCTTAGCCAACAGAATAAAATGGAAATATTTAACTTTCTCATTTTTTTCCTCTTTAGTAACGGTATCTTTTCGATCCACAAGATAAATTTCATTACCAAAACCAAGCTTAAAATCACCAAAATGCTCTTTATTCTTATTTAAGTATCTGTAAGCCTCCACGTGTGCAGCTAAGGTTTCGTGGTCCGTTATGGCTACACCCTTTAATCCTTTTTCCAGAGAAGTTTCTAATAAATCTGCCGGCTTATTAATAGCATCTTTTAATCTAAAATTAGACCTATCTGTATGTGCATGTAAACTCATATAACTATATTTTTCTAAATCCATGATTCCTCCTAAAAAAAATCATTGCCGATTATTCAACAATGATTTAATCAGCTAAATCGCTGGGTAATAATAATGTTTTCGGCAAACCGATAAATAATCAGTATCACCAATCTTTAGCTGTTCTCCTGTGTAAACAGGTTGCCCATCTACAGTCCGTAGATTAAATGTAGCTTTATCATCGCAATAATGACATACAGTTTTGATTTCTCGTATATCATCAACTTCTTCTAATAGAACTTTAGAAGTATCAAAAATATGTCCACGGAAATCTTTCAACAATCCATAAAATAGAATTGAAACATTTGTGTCTTCTAGTTTGACTAACAACTCTCGGATAAAAGAAGGTGGTAGGAATTGAGCTTCATCAATAAAGATTGCTGAAACAGTCAGAGAATCTAAAACGATATTGGATAACGCATTGGCACGATTAAAGTAATCATCTGTGATAATGTAATCCGCTTCATGTTCAGCACCAATGCGACTAGTAATTCTTTCTGATCTGGTATCTAAGGCAGGTTTGATGTAAATTACATCTTTACCACTGGATTCATAGTTGTGTCCGGCCATCAACAATTGTGCAGATTTAGAGCTATTCATTGTGCCGTAATAAAAGAATGATTTCATTTAAAACGGCACCGCCTTTTTATCAATCTTTGTGGGCACTGTATCTTCAATCTTCACTGTCCCAATATCAATAATTTGTTTTTGTTTTCCATTTACTTTGCCCTTTAAATCTTCAATCTCTTCAACCGTAAATTTCAAATCATCATTATGCAATAAATCATGTTGTTCAACACAGCTATTTACAAAGTATTCTCCTAATCCATTCTCTTTTTGCCATGCCGTTAAGTGGAACCCGTCACGAATAGTATCTTCTGCAATAATAACATTGTAAAGTTGTGGCTTTGGTTTACGTTCTTCGATTGGAGTATTTGCATATTCAATTAGCGCTGCAACTATTTTCTTCCCATATCCCTGACCATCATCACGAGAGAAAATAAAATCTACTCCATTAAATTCGACTACTGCACAACTCTCGTTGACGACATAGAAAACATTATCAAATGTCCCATTATATACAGGAGATAAATACATTCCATCTTTTTTTAAAATCCCATTTAATTCATCTTTAGTCATTAAATTTCCTCCACGTATAATTCATATCCAACAATCTCGTCTGATGCAAAGATGGCTTCCTTGTCGGTAATAACGTAAAATTTATTGTCGTAAGAAATAACATCTTCAATATCACTATTAATTTCATAATTGTAGTGAGTTAATAAATGATGTTTATCAATATCACCATCTTTTTTACGGCTATCTATAACATAAACTTCAGTCATCCACTATTACTCCAATTCTTTCTTGTAATAGACATCTTCTGCCACAATCCAGTCGTTTGCCATTAGATCATCAGCCCCCGGATTCCACATTTTTGTGAAGTGGTCATGTTGTGGTCCCTTACGCTTGTACGGGTTGTAGGAATACATAATGCAATACCCAACCGTATTTGTTGGAAAAATTAGTGGAAATTCCACTTTTTCAGTTGTACGAGTGATTGCCTTACCTTGCTTTAATGCTTGCTTCACAGCCTCGTTGATATACATATCAAATCAACCCCTTAATAGTTAGTGCGATAAATTTATTTGTCGCCTTGTTAGCAAATTTTTGAGCACTCTTCATACTCTTTTCTTTAGATGGAGAAGAATCTAACAGTAATTTCGATAATTCTTCTGATTCTTCAATGGCATCAGATAAGACCTTTTCACCGATCAATTTAGCGATTCCATTCTGCATCCAACTAAAATCCATTGCAGCAGGAACGTCTCCAGATTCCAATAATGAAAAGTATTGTTTTCGAATACGAGCTTCTGTGATGTTTTCTTGCATCCAAATCACAAGTTCATCGCCCTCTTTTGTACGGGGTGCTTTAATTCGACTAGTTTCTTTGAAAGCTTCATTTACCAGCTTTGTTCGCAACGGTCCCTTTGTTTCTTCATCAATATCTACAATCTTACTTAAATCAGAAACCACAATACCTTCCATCTTTCCATCTGTGCTAAGTTGGGATTTCTCTTCGTATTCTTTTTGCAACTCAACTAAATCTTTTTCAGCAATATCTTGTTTCTTGGCTAATAGTGGAACCATAACCACATTTTCGATATCTGATAAGTATTCATAAAAAAATTCTTTAGCTTTTTCAAAACCTAAATATGAACCGCTCCAAAAATTAAATACATCAAAAACGTAATAAGACTTATATGCTGATTCTTTATATTTAATTCGATGTGGAACCAACCACTCTCCAAATACAGCATATCCTTCTGGAATGTTCTTGAACGCTTCACGTTCATTAACGAAACCATAGAATCCATTAAGAGTGTTATCTTCTGTTAACGGTTTGTGATGTGAGAACGTTAATACCTGTCCATCTTTTACTAATACTTGGGCATTAGCTCCATCAATTTTTTCTGTGATGATGATATCGTCACCAGCTTCATAAGTTAGTGGTTCACCACCTCTAGATCGGAGATGTTCTTCAAATTTTAATAAGTTATCAAATGATTTAATCTTTTGAAATGTTTTCAATCTACAAACTCCTTAATAACCAAATATTTTTTGTTTAAATGTCTTTTTGGGTTTAATTCTTAGATATCTACACAGACACCCTGCTTCTCTTCCATTCTGAAACCATTTCATTTCTGGTTCATAACACAACGCTCCTAGATCAGATACTCTATATCCAAGAGGTGATACAATATCCCTTAAGATTTTTTTCACTGTTTTCATTTCTAATCGTTTAATTGATTCAGGAACTTCTTGAAGTTCCTCTTCATCCATGTATCTATCAGAAAAAACGATGGTTTCAATTTCAAATAATTTTTCTCTGTGAACATGTCGACTTTCCAGCGTCTCTAACAATTCCTTTTGCTCTTCAGAGAACCAATTTCTGAACCACTGTATATCAGATTCTTTGATATCTTGGTCATTCTTCCGTTTTTCACTCGATTCGATACCAACTTTATGAATGTCTTGAGCTGTTTTAAGATTCAAGATTGAACTCCTTAATATAAAATTTCGTTTTTATTCTTCAGCTTTTACGGCGTATTGCTTAAATTCTGGTAGATTTTTCTCAATGAAACTCATTGTGAATTTGGTTTGAATAAAAGTATCTTCAACGGTATTTGAAGTGAAGAAGTGACCATCTTCTGAATCGTAGTTAATAACACTTCCTTCGAGATGCGGAATACGAATATAATATAACTGTTCTTCTACTTCGTAACCATCAAGAATTGCACGCATAGCATCTTCTTTGTGAGAATCAGTATAATATCGCATTGTATTGACTTCTTTTTCGGTTAAATCAAAGTCAATCCCAAGTATGTTATTTTCATCAGCAACACAATATCCGAATCCTTGAGAGGCAATTAATAACATTACTCTATCTTTAAAGCCGGGACCGATAGAATTTTTATCCACCTGCTTATACCATTTATCGAATGCAGCTGGTACTTTTACTTTGCTCATTAGTCATCCACCTCTTCAATCTTTACTGCGAATTGTTTGTATTCTGGAAAATGTTCTTCAATGAAGTCCATTGTAAATTGTGTTTTAAGAAGCTTACTTTCTATTTCATCCATAATAAATAGAAAGTCATTTTTGCTATCGTAATTTAGAAAGCGATAACCAATTAATTTAGGAAGAATTACATAATACAATTGTTCTTTGGTCTTATATCCAAATAGAACTGCTTTGATGGCTTCTAGTTTATTGTTATCAACCCAATCAATGAGTTCGTTTTCTTCATCTTCGCTGAGGTAAAAATCGAAACCTTCTACTTTTTCACGAGGTTCTAATAGCGCTTCTCCACCACGAGTAATAAGTCCAAGAACATAAATTTTCATCGTGTTTTCAATATTCGGAATATCTTCCTCAAAATCAGTATCAACAAAACCAGCAACAACTTCGTCCATTAATGTGGACTTCCATTCATCAAATACCTCTGGCACTTCAATTTCTTTTTCAATATCTCCATGTATCATAATTTTGTCTCCTCTTAAATTGATTTCTCCAGTTTTAATACTCATTGCAGGTAGCGATTCTAAAACAGCATCATCCACTTTTTGAGTGTTCTTGTTCGCTAAGATACGCGTAGTTTCTTCAAGCAATTCGTTTTTTGTCATTAGTTACTCCTTTATAAAATGAGAATTTTATTTCTTCTCAGATACCTTTTTTCGGTTTAATTTCCAGCCCATACAATCATTGTTCGATTCAAGAGTAACGGTCGCACACTCGCTTGATGTAATTACATTCATAACTGACCCGTCTTTACTTACGCTCGAATATGATTTTTGTGTTGATTGCTCTTCGTCACAATTAATAGCATCAATTATCTTTTTAATTGGCTGTTTGATGACAAAAGGATTTTCATTACCGCGAGTAAAAACATGCGTTTCTTTCTTATTATATTCAGTTACCGCATCAATCTCATCCACATTGATATATGCTCCATGATCGATTTTTACTAACTTCATTTAACTTCCTCTTTCTCTGGTTCAATAAATTCAACTTCAGTTCTTGGATTGTCCTTATCAATTCTGAAGTGGTCTTCAAATCCTAAAACATTAGCCCAATTGTCATTATCAAGTTCTCCAGCTTTCATAATTCCGTCTAATATGAACTTCTTAGCAAAGGCAATGTTGTCTGGATCTGAACGTTTATTTTTTCGATACCAAATAATTTTTAACTTGCTAGGAAATGGAATTTTAAACTTTGGATTTTCCTTCTTATTTTTCAAAACTTCATTTTTAACGATATTGGTAAACTTCTGCTTAGCTCCGTTAGCCACGAATCTATTAGTTCTTTGTTTGTTGACATATTGATTCAATGTCATTAATTCCCCTGGAATTACCAACTTAACGTTACGCATTAAATAACTTCCTTAATTAAGTGATAACAAGCGACAACTGGTTTGGGGAACAGCATAGAAATGTCTTCTTCATCTACGTCTTTCATTGATTCGCCTTCAAGAAATGCTTGAAGTCTAACCCGTAAATCTGGAAGTGCTGCGTCTAATTCATCAATAATGTCTGTGCCGGCCACATAAGACGAGCTTCTAGTTTCCAAAACTCCGTTGATTCTAATATTCATTACCAATTGAAATCTGTTATCTGAAACAAAAACATCTGCATCTTCGATTACATATTCTTTTCTAATAACACTGCCTCCATTTCGTCCATTTTTTCGTTACATTCCTTATCGACTAAATTGTTATATTCATTGGTTGAGTGACCTTTTACTTTTATAATTGAAATATTTTTAAAGCGGCGATATTGATAAATCAATTCTTTCCATAAATCCGCATTCTTTAATCCACCTTTTTTAGTCCAATCATCTCGTTCCCACTTCCTATACCAGTGTTGAGTTAGACAATTAACAACTAAAGCTGAATCTGCATATAATTCAATTGGAATGCTATCTTTCTTAATGGCCTTTAATGCCTCGATAACTGCCATCATTTCCATTTGATTATTCGTTCTATTTCTAAATGCCTTACCAAAAGTTTTTTCATATCCTCCCCACTTCAAAAAATATGCATAAGCAGAAATAGAATTCTCTTTTCCATTGCCTCTTGAAGCTCCATCTGTATAAACTAGTATTTTTTGTACTACAGGTACTGGTTCAGTTCTGAAATTCAACTAATCACCTCTTTTATCAAAAATATCCTTACATCTATAACATGGGGTAAAAAAAAGAATCTCACCCAAAAATAAGTGAAATTCTTTAAATTTATTTTTTTAAAATACAAATCCCAATCCATTATCTTTAACTTTTTGTTGAACTTGTTCCAAGTCTCTAATTACCACTTGATTTATATTTCCCCACGAACTTCTCATTGCCTCACCAATGATATTAAAAGTAACTGAGTTTCCAAAGTTTGGTTTAATATCGTATTTCTGTCCATTAAAAGCGATAAAATTAATACCACCACTGCTAAAATTTAATACTTTGCCTCTCGTACGAATAGAAGTTTTATTTACTTCAATATTTTCAAACCCTAGTAATGGTTGACCAACATTTCCACCAAACAATGTTTGATTATCTAAGATACTATCAATATCTTTTTTGTTGATAGTATTCATATCATATAATTTGTCGACCACATAAGCATTCGATTCACGCGTTATTTGCTTGAAAAATTCAATCAAGCAATCTAATTTTTCACGTTTAATTTCAACCCCAAAGGCATTGGCATGTCCTTGAGCAAAATCAACCAAGTGATTATCTAATAATAGCTTCTTGAAATCTTCGAATAGTTTATCGCACCCTCGACCAGATCCTGATAATTTATCTTGTTCAATCAACACCAAACAAGCTACATCATTTTCTCCACTAATTGTATTGGCAATTAATCCAGTAATCGGCTTATACTTTTCATCTTTAAGAATCATGACATGTAACGTAGGGGTTTTAATCAATAACTTATCTTCGCTACTGATTGCTTCGTTAACTAACTTGGTTTGTTTGGTTTTAGTTTTGGTCATTTTATCTACAATAATTCGATATGGAGACCACATTTCAGTCCTCTCTTCAAATTTTCCAGTTTTCTTGTTTTTCCGTCTTTTTTCAATAGGAACTTCATCACAAGAAAAATCGTTCGCAAGCGCTTTAACTACTTCAATCCTCTGTTCGATATTTCCAATCCGCGCTACAGCATTTAAATGTGGAATTATTCCAAACGATAAGTCATGCGAGCTAATAGATGTATTATCTGAAATATATTCATCTAACAAGTAACTGGAATTCTTATTTAGTCCCCTAGCTTGATTTAAGCGTATTTCCATATCACTAACATCACTAACATCTGCTACTTGTCCGATTGCGCTCAAAGTGAGTATTACATTGTCTGGTTTGATTGTTTTAAATGCCATTCTTTCAGCTGCTTCAATAAACAGGAGTGTCATACCAGCACCAGTAAAGTTATGATTCATATTATTTAACTGACTGTTGATGATAACTGCATCTGAATGCTTAGCTGTATTTTTATCTTCAATATCATGATGGTCAATGATGATAATATCAATGTCGTATTGATAAATTAGCTCGTTTTGTAGTTCACTATCGTTACTTCCAGCGTCTGGAATAATTAACAAATCAACACCGGTATTAAGAATTTCTTCAGTCATTCCTTGTAAACCATGATTTTTATGAGGACTTGAAATCAATGTTGCTTCAACATCAAGCTGTTTTAGATATCTATACATCATGGCTGCCGAAGTAAATCCATCAGCATCTCCATCTATTAAAATTCCAATACCATTCTTTGCACTAACATGATATTTAAGTAGCTCTACACCTTCTTGCATTCTATCAATTTTTAAAGGATCAGTTTCTTTTACTTCACACGCTTCAATGTGCTTGAACTCATCTAAATTTGTGACACCACCATTTATTAGAATGGTGTCAATTAAATCACCATGCTGCTCTTTTTCGCCTATCTCCAATACAAACCTCCTATAAATATATTCTTTCTTTGTACAATTTTTTGAATACGTCTACTCCCTTATCAATTGGGCTATCTTTTTCTTCTAACAACCCATCTCTGTCCCATAATACTGAAACATTAAATTTATTAGTGAGCGATTTAAAAATTGAAGCAATTTTCATAGCATAAGAGGCTGACTGTTTTGTGTCTGATTTTTGATATTCTTTATCTAAGGCCACAATAATCTCATTTACATCTAGGCCATCTAATAATCTTTTTTGCCCTTCTCCTAAATGTGAACCATTCAATCCCACTCCAATATCCAAACCACAAGAGGCTAATTTCATTACTGATTTTTCGGCCTCAAATAACACAATTTTATGTGATTTATTTATGGCTTCCTTGTTAACATTTAATCCAAACAAGTTCTCTCCAGTGGGATATTTCAAAGAATTACCTTTATAGAATACCGGTATATACTTTCTTCCCATATCTATTTGATCTTGATTTAAGTTACGCGCTCTCACACCTATTAATTGATTATTAACGTTTCTATGAGGTATTATGATTTGGTTATCAATAACAGAATATCTAATATCAAATTTCTTCATAATGCTTAATGAAATTCCCTCATCTATCCAACCTTGATAATATTTTTCATAATAAGCATTCATAATATTGTCATTTAATACCTTAATTTTCGGTCTCTTAATCTCTGGTTTCTTTAACAGCCTTACAGGATTATCGATTTCCTCAGACACAAATTTAGCATTGCCATATAAATTAAAATAGCTCTGAACATATTTAACAGATTCAAAAAAACTTCTGTTCAAAATTTTTTCAACAAAACTAAAAATATCCATACTTCCACAATTGGTAAAACACATAAATTTTTTGCTGTCTTTGTAATAAAAAAGTTTGTGAGAATCTCCGCCATGACATAAAGTTAAGCATTCAAACCTATCATTCTTGTCAATGGGTTCGACACCCAATTCTTCAAGCAATCTAAAGATATCGTCTGCTGTAAGCATATCCTTAATGTCATGTGCATTAATCAACTAAATCACCACTTCTTCACTATTATTTTCTGCTACAATTTTTGTCTGTGTTACATCTTCTAATAAGTTATAGTTGTAATCAGTTACAAATAAGGGTATCTCTCGCATATTTCCTAAATTCATCTTTGTCCAGATAATAACTTCACTTAAACCAGCTCGATTTTTATAAATCCAATGTGAGAAGTTCGGAGTTCCATGTCCACCATCAATAATTGGTTTGAGCTTCTTTAAATCTTTTTCTGTAGGTTTAAATGTAACTAATCCATAATCAACTTTATCTGCCAAAGCTCGTCCACCACGAATTACATTAGATGTTCGACTAACATTGGGGTCATCTTCTTTTGATTTACCATTAACTTGAGTAGATGATTCAATAAAAATATTTAACTCTTCAGCAAGGTCTTTTAATCTTTTTCCTAGGTTCAATAAAATTTGATCTTCACGTAAACCTAGTCCATAAGCGTCTTGAACCGAACGACTAAGTTTGGCCACATTTTGGATATAATCAAAAGATACATAGTTGGTGTTATATCTAATTACATGTTCTTTGATAACTGTTTCGACATCAACGATTGAAAAATCATCAATATATACAAATTTCATTTCTGATCTTTTGATAATCTCAATTGCTTTCTTTAATCTTTTCAACGTTTGTTCATCATAATTACCAAGTTCAATATCCCCTGAGCTAACTCCTGAGATACATGCCAATACAATTACCTGTAATTCATCTTTATTCAATTCTGTACTAACAAACAAGGTTGGTAACTTCGGACCTGTGCTTTGAAATCCGTGACCTTGAACATATATTTCATCACATGCAATGTTACATACGTCACTAATAGCCTGTCGTGTCTTACCTGTACCAGAATCTCCAGAGCGTAGCATAAACTTGCCTTCTCTAGCGCCTTTAAATAGGGTGTTGTAATATCCGTTCTTGAATGGATATCCCATAACAGGATTCTCAGCTAGTCTATCTAGCAAGGTGTCAATATCATCTTTAATATCAAACTTGACCATACTATCATTAGCATCATTAACCGAATTTCGAATATCGATTAATTTAGTCGTGTAATGATCCACGATATCTTTCATGTCCATTGATTCTATTTTGTTGGCACCATCGGTTTGAATAGAAATATCAGGTGAATCATAATCATATAAATCTTTGATATCAATTCCTTGGTTAATAAGTGAACGTAATAATGAATATTTTCTAATCACTGCTAAATCATGCGCATACATGCTTGGATTTCCAACACTAATAGCATCTGATATTAAATCGATTCCGTTATACTTACTCCAAATACCATAATATTTTGGATAATTTTTCAAATAATTATCTATGTCTAAAGGTTCAATACGCTTTAAATCGGTATTGTTTTGAATAATACTGTTAATAGCAACAACCACGACTTTGTGGAAACTAGTTTCCACATCTTCCTTTTTTATAAAATTATCTCCAACTGATAAACTGGGCTTAACACAAACTGCTCCAATAACACCAAAAATTTGTCGTGTTGGATTCAATAAATCTTTCCCCATAAAATCTATTCTCCTCTATAGAACTCGGCATCATCATCTTCAAGATCTCCCAGTTCTTTCTCAATATCCCACTCTTGTCCAAATAATCCCGGTTTCTTTGGACCCTTCCCGGGGACGAATTTAACCATACGCTTGACCACTGGTTTATGTTCTACGGGTTTCTTTTCTTCTAATTGCTTAGCTTCTTCAATATAATATTCCGCAAATTTAATCCCAAACCTCGAAAAATTACTATATCCTTTCATCTGTAAACCATAATCAACTGCATCTGCTATTGACTTATAGTCATAACCAACAGTATGCAAGTCTTTTATTTGTTTTTTTATTAAGGGTGTTGGATATTGTATTCCTAACGCATGAGCTATTCTTCTATAAATTGCATCTCGTTCAGAGTTTTCTTTCGTTATTTCAATAAAATGTTTTCGACAATAGTTTTTACCACTTATTTTATTCAACTCTTCTTTTTGCCATCTCTTATTCTGTTCCACACATTCTTTTCCATAACACTTTAATAATCTAGTTGACACAAAAAACACCTCCCATTTATTAACATGGGGTAAAAAAAAGAATTTCACCCAAAAATAAGTGAAATTCTTTAAATTTATTTTGATTTTGGAACTGAAACTCCTATTAATAGCGTTATAGCCAGAACAATTAATCTCATTCCTCCAATTGGAAATGTTAACCCCATTGTTGAAAATCCAGCACATAATAGAAATGCAATAAGAGAAATCCATCCATACACTATTGCTACAACCAGCATTGTTGCCAATAAAACTGTAATAATTTTACCTACCACTTAGACACCTCGCTTATGTTTGATATCTTTGAATTCCTTCTTCGTTAGCAATCCTAAATCTACCAATCGACTTTCAATAACATCCAACACACGGTTTCTATCATCTTCATTATGAATAAAATCTGTATTGTCCATATCAATTGTTACCAAAGCAGATTGAGAATAGCTTGCAGCCCAATTTTTATAAGTAGTCCATACGCTTTTGTAGTAATCAACCAATGTGGTATCTTTACGAATATCTTCCATATCACGACCACGTTCTTGAATATGATCTAACATAGTTTCAAAGCTCATATCAAGATAGATTACCAAATCTGGAAATCCGCTAAAAGGGTGACCGCTTACATTTGATTGCATATTTTGTGATAAATTTTGATATAAGTCATATTCTTCAGCTGGAAATTCTCCTCGTCTGAATAGATTGCCAGCCATTAAGCCATCGCTCAACAACGAACTATCGTAAACAGTGTTGCGCTCACCTTTTTCTGATAGATATAGCCCCTTACGTAACTGATCATATCTATAGTTTAGGAAAGCAATCTGCAATGGAAATGCTAGTGCTAATCGTGAATCTTCTCCCGCACTATAAAATTTCTCCAACATGGCCATACCTTCAACCTTTTCATAAAAGGCTGTTGTACCTAAATCTTTAGACAAAATTGTAGCTAAGCTAGTTTTACCGGCTGAAATAGCTGCGTTAATATAAATTATTTTTACCAGCTCCTATACTGTGATAATTTCTTTAAGGCTATCTTTGCCATAGATTAAAATTTGCATCTTATCATTGGCCATTGTGTAACCATTTTTACGTTCATAATCATCTGGTTTCTTGGGTGTTCCGAATTGTCGCTTAACGACACCGCCCTCATCTGAAACCACTTCTTGATGGAAGTGTCCTGTATGCAATTCACGATATACACTATTGCTCCAAATATCTTTATATTCATTAGCAAATAGCATTGGTAATCTCTTCTTAGCTACATCTCCATGAGCCAACATAATTCCAACATGTTCGGTAAGTTGATATGCTGTGCGATAATCAATATTTTTTTGAACATCAATCATTGGGAAACGAGCTTCAAGATACAATAAGAACATATATTCCAAATTACCTGAATGATTACCTTGTGTGTGCATGACATGTACTTCTGAACCAGCATTTAATGCCGATTCAATAATTGAATCAATAAAGAATTTCGCATCTTCAACCGCTTGTACCATATCAATTTCATTGATTTCGGTACCATTGAGGGTGATAGCCTTATTCATTTGACTAGAATGAAATAGGTCACCTACTTGTTCAATTACCACTTTTTTAAAACCAATATCCTTGATAAAGGTTGTAATCTGGTCTAATTGAAGCGAAACATCTTTCATTTTAGTAACACCAAAGTGCATATCTGCCAATGGAATTACTAAAACATCATCTGAAGCAAAGATTGAAGCATCTTTCAATTCATAAGTTTCCACATTTTTCTTGACTACTTCTAAAAACTTGTCCGGATTAAATTTCTCAACTTTTGGAGCAACAACAATCTTAGATTGATACACAGTCTTCTCAGGTGTTTGTTGCCAAGTATTACTGGTGGCTGTTTTAATCAACCATTTAGTATGGTCAAATCCATGTGCCTCTAGTAAGAAATCTGGATCCTTTTGCTGTTTCTCATTCATTGCAACGATAATAGTAGATGACTGATTACCATTTGATAAAATCTTATGTTCTTGGACAGAAACCGCTTTTGGTTGTTCCTTTACAAAAAATTCTCCATCTACATATTCTTTATATTCAACTTGTTTTGTTTTTGGTTGATTTCTTAGTCGGGTATACTTGCTAGATACTGAATCAGCAGTAACACCACAACTAAATTTACTGTTCAAACTTGCTGCAATTGTAGAATAGGAATAACCCTTTCCTCGCAATTCAACTAGCTCCTCTTCCCACTCTTTACGCCATTTCAAAAATTATCCAACCTCCTCTTAATCACATTTATTTTTTAGACTTACGGTGGAACCATTTACTTGTAGTAAACGCAATCAAATCATTTCCTAGATAAAGTACATAAGTGAATAATAGAACCCAAACTGGATGTCCAGACATTGCTGTTGTACCCCAGAGAATAATGCTCATGATTCCTTGTGCTGTCCAGAAGTAGTAACTTGCTCTGAATCGTTTAACAGTTAACACTGCACCAACTAGTCCAATTGTTGCGCTCAACGCATCAATTTCTGGACGAGGGCTCATCAGAATAACTTTATCCAGCCCATAGGTAGCAGCTAGAAACACTACAAAATAACCAAACGTTTTTAGATAATCAATACCCTTCATTTTTAGAGGTTCAATATCAGTACCTTTATTCCATTCACTATTAAATAAAATTGGAATATCAAGTAGTAGTACATATGCACCTTGCATGATAATGTCACTAAAGTTTCCAGTTACTGAAGCCACATAGATCAACATGATTGCCGACACAAAACCCAGCAATCCATTAATACTTCGACCATTTGTAATACTCAAAGTACATGTGAAGCCGATAATTCCCGCAATCGTTGAAGTAACTCCAAGTGGTGTTACTCCTCCAGATAGCCCCGTATACAAGAGGAATAGGATGCCAATTACTAGATATACGTAACTGGTTTTATTCCAACCAGTCATCTGATTCTTGTACCAACTAAAATGAAAAACTCGTGTTGCACTTTCAGGGTTATACCCCACTACATAATCCTTGTTATTGTCTACTTCATTCATTTAATTTCCACCTTTATTATTTTTATATAAAACTTTCATTTTATTCCATATAAGATACAACATGTAGTTGTCGAAACGATAAGAAGCAATATATGTTGTATATTTTGTAATTACGTTCTACATGCTGTACTTTTTATGGATAATTACTTGTAATTCTTTAGCTTTGCCATTGATTGAATATAGAAACGATCAATAACTGTTTTTTGGTCTTCATTTGATAAATTACCCCAAACGTTGAACGTAGTAACATCCACACCAATAACAGATACGAATACAACCATTGGGCTTGGAAGAGGAATACTATCATCTTCCTTATGCTGCTTTAGTAAATCATCAAAAACATTAGCTGTTACCGAAATAACTGCATTCATTACCTTTTTCCGGTCTTCACTTTTCACTAAGCAATTCCCTCCTTATCAGCAATTTCTTTGAAGCGACCTACTGCTACAGCTAATAGTTCCACTTGCTTTGGTGTTGCTTCAGTAAGCTTATTTCCAACACCGAAAATACTTTCAACTTCTGCATTGAGCAAATCTAATTTGTCAACGTTATAGAACTTAGTTGCAAATGATTTTGCTTCTTCCATTAATGCATCAAAATCTAACTCTTCAGTCTTTACATCAAAGTTAGCTTGACGCTCTTCTGTTAGATTTTCTTTACCGTAGCCTTGAATAGCTTCTGAAACAGCGTCTTCATAATCTTTAGCACTTAAATCAATAACCGATTGAATGTCTTCAAATGTTGAACCAGCAATCCATTGCAAAGATTCTCGTGTTCGAATTACTCGTTTTTCATTACCAGCCGAATCACTTGCATTGGTTAAGAATAAAATATTATCAACCATTTTATTGATTGGGTTCATATACCGATCATTCAAATCTGGTTTGTAACGAAGGAATTCTAAATACTTAACTCCTTTTTCAGTTACTTCGGAGTAATCAGAAAGTGAATTAGCATCTCCTTCTGTAATATCTTCAACTGGAATTTTGGTTGTTTCTTGAATTGAATGGGAAACAAATACAGCTGTAAATCCATTCTTTTCAATCATAGAAATTCCATCTTTCCATGTTTGCTTAAGTTCGCGCCAATCTCCACCCCATGTATCAGTACGTTCTCCAATTGATTCTTCTTCCCATTTGCTTGCTATATACTTTTCAGCATAATCTGCAAGATTATCAACTGTATCAATGGAAATAACATCATAACGTTCTTTAACTTGCGGTTTACGAAGTTGTTTCATGACCTCTAAAAATTCAGACCATTTAGAAACATATACAACATGTGCACCTGATAAGGTCTTATAACGCTTTTCAGTCATAACATGTAATACACGGTCTCCATATAACTCATGAACCAACGTACTTTTACCAATCTTAGCCGGTCCATAGATAAACGTTGAATAACTAGCCAAATCCGTAGAAACCTTAACTGGTTCAATTCCTAAAATATCAATCACTATATACATCCACCTCTGTAAAATATTTCATATCCTACTTAATCAAAGTAGGAATATGTAAGCGCTTTCGTAGCTAAACATATAGTTACGAAAGCTTTGGAAATACCAGGGGGTATTTCTAAAATGCTGGGATATCTTCTTTGTTAACTCCGAATCCACCACTAATTTTTTCTACTGTTTGTGCGCTAACTTTAGGTTGTTGCACTTCTGATAGTTGTGTTTCCCGATCTTTGCTCATCTGTTTAATTTGTTCTTCTGTTAATCCTGTTTCTGTATCTGGATATGATCCACCAACAATTTGTAAATTAGAAACATAGTTAACTACCGTACGTGTTTGATCTTCTGTTAATCCAAAACCAACGATATCAGCTGATTCTTGTTCCTTTTCAACCGGATAGTTATTCATTTTGATTGTTAATGTTCCTGTAGTTCCTTCAAAGTAAGCTTCACGCATTGCTTCTAAGTCTTTATTGATGACCAAGTTTTCTAAAGGAATAATTTTTCCACCATAACCTACTGTGGCTGCTTTAACCTTAGTTTCATCTGTTGGAATACCATCTGCATCAGTTTTATCAACGTAACCAGTAATTACAGCTTCTACAGTGGCTAAAGCTTGTTGCTTTGAATCTTTATCTACTCGTTCGAAGAACAACGCTCTATTACGGTTTGAGGTACGTAAGTTACCGTCTCGATTAATATAATCATTAACATCAATAGAACCACTTACTTCAATCACATCTGCATTTTGTGAATCATCATCTTTCGCAATATATTCGTCCATTACTGTCTTGTAGCCTTTGAATAATCCACTTTCTTCATCCGAATCCTTTTTGTATCGCATACTGAATACTTCCACTCGAATGTTGTGTGTTTTTTCAGCTTCTGCAATTTCGACAACCACATTTCCCATAATTGCTTCTTTGCCACTCTTTGTTTTATCAATTCGTAAATCTTTTGTTTTTAAAGTTCCGACAATCTTAAATCCATTCTTCATTTCTTTCAACGCTTCTTGTACCATTCAAATTCCTCCGTAGTTTTTGCTTTTCTCGTTTTAAGTTAATAATTTTTTGATAATCAGTATCTGCATAATCATAATGCTCACCAACAGCTATCACTTTTTTTATGATGTTGAGCCTAATTTTGTACGTTGTAAAGATGTTAAGTCTGGTTAAATCCTCAATATCTTTTGGTGTATATCCAGCCTTTAGTGCCTTAAATAGTGCAAACTCATAATCTTTCAAACCTGCTTTTTTGACAACTCCTTCAAAATCATTAACAGCCATCCAAAGAGAAATGTTTTCGTCGAAAGATTTGTTCATTGATAATAGCTCCTTGATTGTATTCTTATCTGTAAAATCAAAGAAATTATACTCTTTAGCTGGTTGTGGATATTTAGGATTACAATTCTCTCCCCAGACACCTCTAAGCATGTCCTTAGCAAGGATCATACTATCTTTAACATCGTGCTTATGATTAGACAACATTCTATATCCTTTGCTCATTGTATGCATTTTTGTTTCAATCTTATTTAACATCAACTGATAATCTCTTAGAATACCACCTAAATATGAATCTTCTTTTAGGTCAACTTCTGTTATTTTTTGCTTTGATAATTTATAGTCATTCCTTTGCTGGGGTCTTGATACAACTTCAATATGTTTAACTTTATCGAAATCTTCCCTTCGCATTTTCTTTTCTAAATCTTCATCGCTAAAAACATAAGTTACATCTTCTTGCCTATTCATTTCTTTAGATTCATCAGACATCATCAAGTAATCAGCCATACTAGATAACATTTGACACACATTATTATTTTCACTAAGAGCTGAAGATTCTGTGATATGTGGATTATAGATATCATCAAAATAATCTGTGAAAAAATCATCTGAATCAATTACTTCATTCACTTCATCAAGCCGATCTTTAATCTTAGTTTTTTTACGGTCCACTTGGAAAACTTGTCTAAACTTATCTGTAGCAGATACATTTCCACTTTCTCCCATGAACAAATTGTTCACAAACATAATTCATATATCAACTCCCCTCACACTTATAACATGGGGTAAAACGAGAGGGTTTTACTAAAAATATTTCAAATTTCTAATATTTTTTTGTTAAATCAATCATAGGAATTCTATAATCTGCTAATGGATTATGTGTTCCATCGTAAATAGATTTTTTATCAATGCTTTCTTCTTCTTCAATCATTTCTTCAAAATCTCTCTTGAATGATGTAAATAAGTAACCTAATAGAGAATCAACCTTACCACCTTTTTCATTGCTTAATACACGAGATAAAGTTTTAAACATTTTGTTCTGACGATTTTCTAAATCATATTCAATAACAATCTTACCCTTGTGTTCTTTTTCTACACTTTGCTTAGCCTTAATAATATGATCAACCATGTTATCGGCTTCAGCGATTGAATTAGCACGTGCAGCAATGAAGGTTAATAGTTTTGAACCAAGGAATGATACTCCTCTTTCTCCACTCATTTTTGTTTCAGCATAATTATTTAAAAGCATACGTTCGTATTCAGGGTTTTGATTTTGGCTACTTGCTGATTGACTTTGAGAATTTGAATCCCCTTTTAGAGTATCTTTAGTATCTATATATGTATCTAGGGTTAAATCTAAATCTAGATTGTGTGCATTTTTTGCATTCCCGCTGTTATCAAGGCTTCCATCATCTTTATTTCCCGATATAGCTGGAATTGCATTTTTTGCATTCCCAGTTATATCAGCGTTTTGTGGAATTGCATTTTTTGCATTTCCAGACACACTAAAGCTTGGATCTGTTTTATAGACCTCATTTGCCTGTAAATCTAAATTGCTTAGGTACATCTTATTAGGTTTGTTAACACCCTGCTGAATGTCTTTTAGTAATCCTATTTTTACTAATTCATTTTTGATTTTTTTGATTGTATGTGGTGAAGTTCTATTTATAACCTCACCCAATTCTTTATTTGTGAATATGAAGTAAACATGATCTTCTTCATCGACCCAATGATTTTTTAGAGAATATTCTAGTCGATCCTTTAATGCCATATAAGCAATTTTGGCATCGGAAGAAAGTTTCTTATATTTTTCTCCATATAACAAAGCTCTTGGAAACTTTAAGAACAATGCTCCGTATACTTCATCTTCTGTATAATAATTAAAATCATTTTTCATAACTCTATCCCCTATTTTCCTATTTTTGACAAAGAAAAAGATTTAGATAATTTATACTAAAAATCGAGGTATAAATTTATACTAAATCTTCTTGAATCCCGCTATATCAATGGAAACCTAATGAGAATAAAGTTGCTCTTTTATATAAACTTTATAGGTTTTAAGTGAATATCTACATACATTTTTATCTATATATGATATAATAATTACATTGATATGTGACTTGTGAGATTCAAGAAATCTTACGTTCAGCGATTGGTGCCGGCCAACCGCTTTTTTTGTGTCCTTTTATCCAAATAACTTGGACCAGAACCCCTTCTTACCTTCTGCCTTAGACTTATTGATTTCTTCTAATAATTGTTTATTAGTCTCAATAGCCTCCTTGGAAGCTGCCGTAACTTCCTTAGTGCTTTCGATAAGCTGTTTATTTTGTTCCAATAATTCATCTCGTTCTTTTTTTATAGCTTCATAATCAGTAGATAGCTCCAAAGCTTTTTGCTGCCCTTTTTCAATCAAAGCATCCTTATGCTCTGCCCGCTCATTAGATTTTTGAAACTCCCTAAGAATACCATCTAATAAGACTTGAGCCTCTTCGCTTATTACCTTAGATGTCCCACCTGAAGGTTCTAAATCCCCTTTTTTATCAGGATCACCAAAAGCTTGTTGCAAAGCTTGGTTTCGAGTGATATTTGTATTCTTATTTATATGTTGAAAATTTTGAAATTTTTCAATATCTTCAGCTGAATACATTTTACTATGGGTGTTGTCATCTCTATCAAATACTTGATAACCATTCAGTTCTTCGATAGCTTTCGACCAATTATATAATGTCTGGTATGTAACACCGAGAGTTTTCGCAGTATCTGCCGCACTATAATACTCTGTGGCATCTTGCATAATTGTTTTCAATTTAAGTAACCTCCTCTACTCGTTTATATCAATTTTATAACTTTATGGTGTTTATTGCCATATAAAATTAACTTCTTTTATGCATTAAGTATACTATAAAGCCCGTCTTTAAGCAATTTAAAACGGGTTTTATTCTTATATAAGAATATGTTTTTACACTCCCCTACTCCGTTTTTATAATAAAATAAACAGTATTATTTATATATTTTATATAAAATATATATAATTTAGTTTATTCAAAAATTTTAACAAAATCTATTTTTATGTACTGCTTAGTAAACCCTTATATAAAAGTGCTTAGGATATAAATTTATATGATTTATATTTGGATTAATTATCATAATTTATAAAAAATTATTTTTTACTTTATTGTAAAAACTATATAAAAATTTATTTTTATATAGTTTGAATTAATCACTTTATATAGGGGTTTTAAACATTTTTATATATAAAACCTATGTATAAATTTATAATAAATTAGTCAAAATAAAGGTAGGGGAGTGGTGAATAATCGAAAAGCGATCTTCTTTTGGATTAGATTTAAATTTGTTTTATGAATTTAAATCAGATCCTTATGCAGAGGCTTTTTGAAAAGCATAGTCCCGCGAAAACTATAAATCAAAAGAGACAATCAATAATCAAAAATCAATTATTGATTGAATTTCAAATTTGAATTTGAAATTATCTAAATTTATATCAACGAACTTAATACACTTATAACATGGGGTAAAAATGTAGTGTTTTACTAAAAAAATCTAATAAAAATACATATCTTTATTATTTCTTAATATTTAGAATGATTACTAAAATTAAAAATAAATATAAAAACAAAAAACGAAAAATAAAATAAAAACCAAAATTGAAATCAAAAATAAAAACAAAAAACAAAATGAAATAGAGATTGAAAAATAAAAACAAAACTAAAAATAAAACCAAGATTGAAAACGAAAATAAAAATAAAAATCCATATCAAAAATAAAAACGAAAATGAATTTGAATTAAAGAATGAAAAGGGTGGGGTGGTAGTAAAAAAATTTTCTAAAATTAATATCAAATAAAAAATGAAATCGAATTTAAAATGTGGATCATTAATAAAAAATAATTTCATCATGAATAATGTAATGGATTCTATTTAAGAACCACTAATTAAAATAGGGGGCAACCATCGAACATTAATATTAAATATTGTTCGCTACTTTTTATAAATGGTTGCAGCCGGATGGATCAATGGATTCGTACATAAAAGTTATATTTTATTCTATAGAAGCAATAATAATCTATAGGCGTATAAGTTTATATCATTGCTTAGAAAGGCGCTTAGAAGAGCTTTAAGAGGGCAATCAGTAATGAGAGTGCATTTGTCGAAAGAGAAGTTTATATCAAAATACATAAGTGAAGTAACATCTAAAACTAGAAATGAATGATAGTTTATATGGAAAACCGATAGTAAATTATAATAGGAGTGATTTAAATTTGAAAAGAGAGTTTTAGAGTATTAAAGTAATCCAGCATTTAATATGCAGTTTACAATAGCTGAAATTAAACCTATATAACCAATGAATGGATAGAAATATATTTTAAATGTTTTGAGCTTAGAAATGGAGTAGGGGAATTTTGTAGTAGATGATAATACTTCCTCAGAATGATAAGAGATTAGTAGGTTATTAATAGAGTGGACGAGAATGCTTATATAATGCCATTTTTAGATATATTTGTATAGTACAAGTATATTTAAAATATTTATTTGTATGATACAAGTAAACGAAAAAGCAATTTTTCGATAAAAGATCACCCCCCCAGTTTTTTCACACGCGCCCCCGTTATATATGCGTGCGTATGCGCGCGTGCGCGTTATATATGTACACACACGTAAAAACTCATATTTGGGAACCTCCTATATAAGGAAAAACAGAAAATTTGGGATTTTGGGAAAACAACTTTTTTGGGATTAGAATTTTAAATTGATCTAAAAAATTATTGACAAAACAAAATAAATAGTTTACGCGCATACGTTCTATATAGCCACTCGAAAGAAAACTAAAAAATAAATTTTAAAAAAGTGTTGACATAACAAACATATGGATCTATACTTAAGTCACAAAGTTAAATAAAGGCAAAAAGGGGGAAAGAAAGAAATTTAATTTTTTTAAATAAAAGTGTTGACATAACAAACACAATGGTTTATAGTTAAGATGTTCCAAAAGGGAACAAAAAAATTTAAAGTCAGTTAATGACATAACAAACAAAAAGGAGATAAGAAAGATGAGAAAATTAAATTTTACATACATCGTTACCAGTTTAGAGAATGAAGAAATTAATACAATCTATAAAAATTGTTCCAGACCTTACATAAAAGGATTGGCAACAAAAAGACAGATGGAATTCATGTTCCAAAAAAAAATAATGGAAAAGTTTCCCGAAATTGCGTTTGATATTTGTACGAATGTAGAATTTAAAAAGGGGGATAAAAATGAAAACAAATAAATATAAATTAAGTGAAGAAGTTTACAACCGAGTGAATTCAGTTGAAGAGTTAGGCGAAGAAATTCTCTTTTTAGCACATAAGAAATTGTGGTCCGTTAATTGCAATGAGAGAAGCATAGAAACGGAAGCTGTTAACAATAATCACATCAATATTTACGATTTTGGAACAGAAGAACTCACATTTGTGGGCCGTTATGATGAACCTACTGAATATATTAATATTCCAGTCAATCAAAATCAATTGAAAGAGGTACTATGAAATGAAAATCAGAAAAAACAAACACTACACATCTATTTTATTAGAGGAATTCACACCACAAGAGGCGACCAGAGCCCAAGCGAAACGTAGTGAAATAGAAAAAAGCGGCGAAAATTGTGTTATAAAACCATCACGAAAAAAATACATCGAGGCTTTAGAACTAAATAGCCGCCTTGTGTCTGATTGTGAAATGGGTGAAAGCTATAGAGTTCTAGGGGTTTTGTTCACTGTTGTAAAGGTCGATACAACTAAAACGCGGGCCAATTGCAATTTAGTTACTTTTGAATACTATAAACAGGGTAAGTTAATAACTACTGGAGGTTGTCCTGATTGTTATCCAATATATCATGCGCTATTTCATTATGCTTTTGAGGCTGCAACAGGTGAATTGCTCTATTTTTAACCATAAAAACACTATTCTATTATTAAATTGATGAACTTAAAAAAGTTATATATAATAGGAAGAAAATAAAAGAGAGGTGTTTTTGTGGAAGTATTAACAGATGAAGAGCTGGAATTGATCAACACTAAACCGCGTTATCTTAACGAGGATCAAAAGCGCGAACGGTTGCGGATTAAGAACCGACTGGCAAAACAAAGGCAGCGGGAGCGAATGACAGAAGAGGAGAGGCGAAGAGAGTTAGAAAAGAACCGAATTACCTCGGCCGAAGCTGTCAGAAGGCAAAGAGCTAAAGAGACACCCGCGGAGAGGGCAAAACGTCTCAAAGATAGCAGGGAAAGGATGCGAAGGCTCAGGGCAAAAAAATAAATTTTAAAAAACTATTGACATAACAAACATGATGGTTTATAGTTAAGTCATAAGTTAATCAAAGGCAAAAAGGAGGAAAAAAAGAAATTTAATTTTTTTAAATAAAACTGTTGACATAACAAACATGATGGTTTATAGTTAAGATGTTCCTAAGGAAGGGAACAAAAAAATTTAAAGTCAGTCAATGACATAACAAACACAAAGGAGAACAGGAAAGATGAAAAAATTTGAAAGTTATAAGGAACAAGTGAACTATAGCGTGGAGAGTATGGTACTCTTTAACAAATATACAGAAGTCAGCGAAAACTGGTTCGAATATGCACCGACTGCACTAACTACAGAAGACGAATCAGGTTATTACGAAGATGTTTACCAATGGTACGCGGTGGAGATTTGTCGAGAAACTGAAGAAACTGAACGACTTGGAATATTCTATGATGAAGATTTAGGAATCTACATCTTACCAGTAACGGATTTTGGTACACCATGGGAAGGTGTTCCGGCTGTTGATTTTAGCGAAAGTGTAGAGGGTTAGGAAAATGAAAACATATGTATTTAGGTCAACAATTTACGGGGCTCAAGATTTTATAAAGGTTAGTGAAAAGAAGGGTATTGCAATTATTGGAAACATACAATCAAATAAAGTTGTGGCTTGTGGTGATACACCAGTGACAAAAAAGTTTATTAAGTCAAAAATCAAAGAATTGAAAAATAGAGGTTTTAAGATTTACGATGGTTTAGAGGACGATTATGAAGTTTTACGTGATGTTAATAGAGAAATTGAGGAGGATTAAGAAAATGAAAAAATTAATGTTAATGGTGGCAATGTTTGGAATAGTTGGAACAACAAGCGTAAAAGCAAGCGAGACGCAAGCAAGCGGCGAGTTAACTAGAACAACAGCAGTATGCAAGAATGGAATTTTTGAAGGATTTAAGAACAACACAAACCACGCGATTAATTATGAATTTATTGGAATGGTTGACCGTGGAGGCGTGAGAGTTTTAGAAACACAAACTAATCAACTATATCCAGGATATACACAATTAACAGATAAAGGACTAGCGTTTACAGTGTACAGTGACCCTATTATATGGTCGAGGGTGTAAGAGTTTTAGAAACGCAGACAAATAGCTATTAAAAAGGAGATTTTAAAAATGAGAAAAGAACTCAATATATTTCAGTGGACTGATGAAGATACAGAAGGCTTTGATGATATGGGCATAGGAGTGACGGGAGATTATGAAGAAATTGATTTAGCAGACGAAGAAGCGAGGAAACTATTAACATACATTCAGAGAGCTTTAAGTGAGGGCAATCATATAAGTTTTCGTGTTGCTGATAAGGACCCAGAGAGAGAACAAAGAGAATTGGAAATTGATAACAAAAGAGAGTTGGCGTTTTCGATATATGGTGACCCTGATTTATGGGAGGAGGTATAGAATATTGGTAGCACATATTAGTTTATATACATTGATTAACATTATAGTTTGGTACTTGGCTTTGCGTTATTTGTATGAGAAATGGACAACAAAAAAGACCGCACCACATCGCCACAACGTGAAACAGTCTAACAGTTACGTATTTAAAAAATAAGCTAAAAGCGTACATATTTGTACGCTTTTTATTATATCACAAAAATCTTTTTTGAAAAGTGTTTACACATGGTTTAAACCATGGTACAATATATTTGTGGTTGAGATAAACCACACACGTTCATAGGTGTATCAAGCCCGCTTTTTCAAACTAGAACACTAGGGGGCGAGGTTATGAAATCACTGAAAGGGTTACGAGTTGGATTCATTTATTGTGAACCTTATAGGCTTGTCTGTGGCAGTTCTTAATTTTGCTAAAGCTTATAAGACAATAAAAAAAGCCAATCATAAAGATTAGCTAAACTCAAGAACCTAGAACGTGGGGAGGGCGATACCAGCGCCCTCTTTTCGTATATAATAATACAATATTAAAATATGAAAATCAATATGGAGGCTTTGAGATGAATATATATATTGTTGCTTTGGTAGCTGTGTCTTTTGTGGTACTAGGTGTTGCTAATGTATATCATAGAATTAAAACGGGGTCGTGGAAATAATGGACGAACTGACAAGCAAGCAAAAGGAATTAGAACGATACAAACGGTATAGGGACAGCCACAAAGAAGAACGTAAAAAAACGGTGGCACGATCTAACGCTAAAAGGTATATAACTAAGTTAGCGGACTTAAAAGACTTACAAGAAGTGCAACGCTGGTTAGATAATAGAATATCAGAATTAAAAGACTAATCTAAAAAAGGTTGGTCTTTTTTATTTGCATTTAGAAGATTGAAAGTAATAAACGTTATCTAATTAGTTAATAACAAGGCTTGTTGTGTTGTTATTAGGTTACTTACGTAGTTGTTCGTGTTTGTTAGTATCATTGTTTATATAGCGTTATACACTATTATATGGACGTGTAGCACACGTTAGCATATGTACATACAACAAGTACATACACCGTACTATACGATATCTATATACGCGCTTATATATGCGCTGTATTTGTTGTGTGTGGTTGTTGGTAGGCTTGTGTCTATGCCTCTTATAGCTTAAGTCTATGCTGTTGCTTGTATGGTGTTCGTAGTCCACATGCTATTAGTTGCTATGGATATAATAGGCTATTAGGCTGATTGTGGTGGCTATAGTTATGTGGCTTATGTGCCTACTGTATGAGTGGTTACTATATATATATGTGTGTATTGGTATTGGTGTGTCTATGCCTTGCTGTATGGTGGCTATATAGTCACTATGCTGGTGTGTGAGTTGCTGTATATATGCGTCTATGGTGGTGTGGTATGGTGTGTATGGTGGTGTGGTATGTATGGTTGTGCTGTGCCTATGTGTCTATGCTTGTGTATGGTGTCGTATGTGTGTGTCTTGTGTCACGTGCTTATGGTCTATGCCTCAGTCCTTGAGTGGCTCGGCTGGTCCGTCCTATGCTGTCGCTGGTGGCTCTGTCCTTGCTTGTGTTTTGCCTTGGTGTCTATGCCTAGTTGCTTATGTGCTTACCTTATAGTTGGTATATTGTATTACTGATATATATGATATGTATATAGATGATATATTTATGCTCGTGCTTAGTTGCTCACTTGTGGTGGAGGGTTAAGACTTTTGCAATCTCAAAATTAAAATGAAAAACTAAATGAAAAATATATAGCTCTAGCTGATCGGCTAGGGCTTTTTTATTATACATTTATTGAATATTTATACATGATTATGAATATTTTTATGGTGGGACAAGTGCGCGAAGATTGAGGCAAATTAAAACATAAAAATATAATCTTTTAAAAATTAATACCGATGCAAATGCCTATTTAATAGGGCGGGGGGTGATTTAGAAAAAAAGATGAAATTTTTGTTAATGCCACCGCACCTCCTGAATATACGGGAGGTACCAAATCAACTTTTATGTTAAAATGCATATTTTTGGGATTATCCATAAATGTTAAGATTTGTTTAAGAATTGAAAATTAAGGGCAAAAAAGTTCGAGTTACACCCTATATGTTATAGATAGCGAAAAAGTTTTCCGTTCCTAATTTTTCGAAAGGAACGATTTATATGAATAAAGATTTAGTATGTGGATATTGTGGAGCAACCACAATTTGCGATTACGATGAAATAGAAGATGATTACTACCCTCATGCCTGTGATTGGTGTGGAACTGTTTTCGATGAAACAGCTCACTTTGTCAACGATTACGAAGGTGAAGAATAATGCCTGTTATGAAAATCTGCAAATATTGTAATGGACGATTCTCAGTGCTTGAAGAACACATGTGTGATGGTAAGTTACAGGAAAAACGTAGACAAGAGAAACAGCATAGGGAAGTTACAAAAGAAGCAAACGCTGCAATTGCTAATAGAAAGTGGCGCTCATTTAGAAAGAAAATAATTTTAAGAGATGGTGGTTATTGTCAAAGATGTAAGGCGAAATACAATAAATACGTATTCGGTGACCTTGAAGTTCATCACATTATTCCACGAATTAGAAATCTCGAACTTGTATTTGATGAATCAAACGTTGTTACTGTTTGTAAACAATGTAATTTAGAACTCGGACTTGATGGAATAGATTTTGAATGGAATCCGCCAGAAATGGATAATGCTATCCATCTCGGAAAGGTGGGAGAAGATGCCAGCAAATAGAAAACCAGCAATGTTAAAAAAAGGTAAGTCTGAAACTAAAGAGCATTTAGATCAGAGAGCGGCATTAGAAGATGAATTAAAAGGTACTGATTCAGAAATCTATACTGAGATACCTGATTCATTAGACGAGTACGGTAAACAATACTATAAGTTTATCGTTGAAAAGCTAGAACCATCAAAAATTTTAGCTGATTTAGATATTCCGTTAGTAGAACAAACAGCTGAAAGTTTAGCTCAAATGAAGCGAGCAGCTGAAATTTACCACGAAGAAGGATTAATTATTACTGTTATGGACCGCACAGGGAATGCAATTCAAAAAGAACATCCAGCGGTCAATACTTATAACAAATATGCTAATTTGTTTAAGACTTTGGCCACTCAATTAGGATTAAGTCCTAGTGCCAGAGCACAGTTAGCTGAATTACAAATGCAAAATCAAGAAGAAGCTGAAGATGAAGTTCTAGGCATTATTAATAGTTAGGTCCAAGTCCACTATAGTGGATAAAAAACCCACGTCTTTTTGTGATTTTTTCAACGTTTCAAGCTAGGGTTATTGGTTTTAAGCTTGAATCACTCCTTAAAGCCAAGGCATTTGTCTTGGTATACATATATTCCATTGGAGACATGATTCCTCCGCCTCCGATTAATCACATTATTACTCACTCCAATGGGATATTAAGTAGATGTAGCTCAGTTGGTTAGAGCGTCTGACTGTTAATCAGAATGTCGTAGGTTCAAATCCTACTATCTACGTTGCGGGTAAACCGCATTTGGAAGGGTGCAAGGTTCGATTCCTTGCTGTCTTATTTCCGCAGTCCCAAACTCTGTATGACACCAACCTCGTGTGAAGGAAGTGAAGATGGTGTTTTGAGTGAGTGGCAAAAACGGTAGGCGCTCCACCTAGTGTTAGAAGTGGTATGGCTCACACCCAGACAAAGATTTGGAATCCTACAGAGTGGATCATTTGTTTATTCCACTAGAGATGTGGCGGAATAGGTAAAGTCGCAGTGAGATTGTGTATAATCGGAAACCAACCTCACTGAGTTAGCAAAAATACTAATTGGCTAGTTGTAAGGTGCAAATCCTTACCATCTCATTGTAAATAAGTTTTATAGGCTCTGGGCTGATAGGGGTATCAGTCTTATACATAGAGAGGTGATTCAATGTCCTTTGATAATTTAGAAGGATTCAGAGAACACCCAGCTTATCAATACGCATATGGAGTATCAAATGGCGATATTGTAGCCAATAAAGATATAAAAATTGTGTGTGATAAATTTATCCAAGATATAGAACATCCAGAAGATAATGATTATTTCTTTGATTTTAAATTTGCAGATAAAATTACAGAAATGACTAAATTAATTAAAATGCCATCAGGTGTAGCCGCTGGAAAATTAGCTCGAACAGAGTTGAAAGGCTTCCAGTGGTTCTTTTTTATGAACGCTTTAGTTTGGAAGATGAAAGAGGACCACGAAAAACGTAGATATGAAAAATCTGTACTACTTATTGGAAGAAAGAATGGAAAAACTTTTTTAACCGCTATCATTTTCATACTACTTTTACTACTGGAGCCTAAATATAGTAATTTATTCTCAGTTGCACCAGATTTAGAATTATCTTCATTGATTAAAGATATGATGGGACAGTTAATTGATTCTTCACCAGCATTGAGAAAACACTTTGAAATTTTGAAGAGTGAAATTAGATGTAAACCAACTAAGAGTGTATTTAAACCCTTAGCAACATCAAATAACAGAATGGACGGACGTTTAGCCAATGTTTTTTGTGCGGATTTAACCGAGTTCGCACTGGTGGTAACACCAGTTAAATAAACCTCTTTAACTCATGGGAAGTCTCTCCGAGATTATCATGAACTAAATTGATAAAACGAAAGGAAGATAAATGAAATAGCAGTATGAAACATGACATTGATAATAATATAGTTTATATGTACACCAATAGATTTAGTGGCAAGAAGTATATTGGAATAACATGTCGAACAATGGAAGAACGAGCTGGTAAAAATGGTATTCACTACACTTCAACTAGCCCTAAGTCTCGCTGGGCACGTGCTATTCGAAAATATGGATTTGATAACTTCGATAAACAGATTTTATGTTCTGGATTAACTCGAAAAGAAGCTGGCGAAAAAGAAGCTGAGTTAATCAAGAAATATAGAACGCAAGACTCAAATTACGGATACAACATTTGTAGTGGTGGGGACAGTATCGATGGTGTACATCAAACTCATTATGGTCGAGAAAACGGCATGTGGGGAAATGGATATAAACTCATGGGTGGTAATAACGGTAGAGCCACCAAAGTAAAATTAACAATGTCTGATAATATTTCATTTTATTTTGATACACAAAAAGAGTGTCGAGAATTCTTAGGGATATCCAAGGATATGTTTCGTAGTTTGCGAGACAGTGATAAACCGTTTGAATTTTCAATTATGACAAACAAATCCAAGATTGAAAAAAATAAACATATCATTGGATCTTTTGTGGAAGTTTTATCATAAATGCGCAACGACTATCGAAAGACAATTTATAGAAGAAATCTCTTAAAATTGAATCAAGTAGAGTACATCTCAAGTGAGGTGGAAACGGGAGGAATCCATATTTTGGTAAAAGAAGTGTGGATTAAGATATAGTCTAATCTATGTGGCGACATATAGAGTTCATGTAACGAATGAACGTAATAAAAAATGGAGGTCGGGGCACTTTCGTCATCATATCCTATTCAGGCAATGGTATCTTCTCAAATGGGTATCACTAATCGAACAGGTATTTTGATTTCAACAGCCTATCCAACGCTAAACAATCCAATGACACAGGAAATTGATGTTGCTGAGAAGATTATTCGCGGTGATGAAGATATAAAAACTGAGTTTGCTTTATTGTATCGTCCGGACAACCCCAAAGAATGGGCTACTTCAGACGAAGAGCTATTTAAAGCTAATCCCTTAGCTATCGAAATTCCTGAAAACAAGGATTTCTTGATAGAGCAGAGACATTTAGCTGTGATTTCACCAGAACAGCGTGCTAACTTTTTGACCAAACATATGAACATTTTTATCAATGGTGATGAAGTAGAACAATATGTTTCTGAAGAAGACTTGGTTAAATGTGAAGTTGATGATGGATCAATCGACTGGAATGGCCGAGAAGTATATATTGGATTAGATTTGTCGCAATCAGATGATAATACTGCGGTGTCTATGAGTTCTTATGATTTTAGTGATAATACGCTTTATGCAAAATCGTGGGCCTTCTATCCTAAGATGAAAGAATCAGAAAAGACAAGATTCGAAAAAGTCGATTATGCAAGAATGACTGAAAAAGGTTATTCATTCGCATGTGGCGACACAGTTGTCGATTACAATGCAATCGAAGACTTTGTATTGAGTTTGGAAAACACATACGGAGTGAAAATTAAGGGTATCGGATATGATAAGTGGAATGCAGCTGCTACAGTTCAAAGGTTATCCAATCATGGATATCAAGTGATTGAAGTAAGGCAGAATGCTTTTGGTTTATATGAAGGTACCAAACTTTTAAAAGAACAAATACTACAAACAAAGTTCGCTTATGAGGAGAATGATCTTCTTAAAGCGAACTTTTTAAATGCACGAATGGTGGTTAACGCTCAATTAGCATACTACTTAAATAAGAAACAATCAGATGGAAAAATTGATATGGTAGCAGCTTTATGTAACTCAACAGTGCTCTGGAATCAGGATATTGTTAACGGAAACTCTACTATTATGTCTTATGTAATCTGATTAGAAAGGAGATTTAATGGGATTTTTTGGATTAACTGGTAAGAGTCCAAAACGCAGTAAAAAAGCTGGTAATGATGCTATGCTCACCAATACGACATATAACCCAATGGTTAATATGACACTTTCTTCTATTATTCAAGGAGAAACAGCCGGATTAACTGAAAATGAAGTATTATCTATTCCAGCTGTTGAAGCTGCTATGGAGTTAATTACCAGTTCTATTGGACAATTAAACATTAAACTCTATTCACGAAGAGAAAATGGTGATTTAAACGAAATTATTGAGGATCCACGGCTAACTTTGTTAAACCGAGAAGCCAATGAAAACCTTGCTGGTTATGATTTTAAGCGGAAAATTGCTAGAGATGTGCTGTTATATGGAGCTTCCAAGTCTTATATTAAGCGGAAAGGAAATAAAATTGATGGAATTTATCCGTTAGATACTAAAGATTTAACGATTCAGACCTATTCCCATGATGGATATAGTAAATATGGAATTGTGACATTAAACAATCAATCAGGAAGTTTTGATTTTTATGATGATTTACTTTTTAGTGTTTTACGTGATTCAGACGATGGGATTACCGGTCGAGGGATTATTAAAAACAACGAAAAAACGCTTAGATTGGCTCTTAACCACCAAAATTATGAAACTAATTTGATGGATAACGGAGTTATGCCAACTTCTGTCTTGGAAACAGATTCTAAGGTTAGCAATGATACGGTCTCCAAGCTTAGACAGGATTGGCACTCACTTTATTCGGGAGCTAAAAGTGTTGGTAAAACATTAATTCTTGAACAAGGTCTCAAATTTAAGTCAATTACAATGGATCCAAATTCATTGGATTTAACGAATGGAAAAAAGAATGTCTTAGCAGATATTGCTAGAATGTTTAATATTCCAGAATCAATGATTAATAGTGCAGCTAATAAATATGATTCAAATGAAGCTAATAATTTGTATTTCATGCAATATTGTTTGTCTCCAATCTTAGTTTCTATCGAATCGGCTGCTAATAACACACTACTTCTTGAAAATGAAAAAGATAAGGGCTTTGAATTTAAGTTCGATACAAGCTCATTAATTAAGTCAACTTCTAAAGAACGTGTTGAAACAGCTATCAATGAGTTCAATGCTGGAATTATTACTAATGTGGAAGCTCGTAGACTTACTGGTAATTCTGTACGTGATGATGTTCCAGAACATTTGAGTTTAACAACTGGCTCAGTGTTATTAGACATTAACACAAAAGAATTGATTAATCCTAATACAGGAGAAACGATGACTACTGGCGAAGCTGGTGTAAAAGAGGAACCGAAAGAATCGGTAGATACAAATACTGATGAAAAGGAAGTTGTAAATAATGACACAACTCAAGAGAATGGAGATTCGAACGTTACCCATTCAGCTACACCAGAATGACAATGAAGAATTAAGTGTTTCTGGATATGTTAATGTAACAGGTTCGTTCTCTGAACCCATTAGAAATAGTAATGGAGAATATTTTAGAGAAACAATTGAACAGGGTGTTTTCAATAATGCCTTAGGTAATGCTAGTAGGGTAGATTTTCTAGCCGAGCATGACACTACTAAAATTCTAGCAACTACAGAGAACAGCTCTTTGGAACTCAATGAAGATTCCAAAGGGCTTTTTATGTCCGCTAAGATTTCGCCTACTAGTTGGGGCAAAGATGCTTACCAACTTATTATTGATGGAATTATTCAAGGACTTTCTTTCGGAATGATTGTTTTAGACCAAGATTGGAGTACATGTGATGATGGACTTCCACTAAGAACAATTAAAGCGATTGAATTATTTGAAGTTTCAGCAGTACGGCACCCAGCCTATAAATCTTCAAGTGTTGAGGCTAGGGGAATAGAACAGATTAATGACATTGAAATTCCAAAAGAATATAGAAATAAGGAGAGTGAATCAATGGCTAATAAGAAAACTAAAGAACCAGAAGACAACAAAAAAGTTGACCCAAAAACAGAAGATAATCAAACTCAAGACACTGAAGTTAAGGACGATAATACAAGTTCTGAAACCAAGGATCCAAAGAAGAACGATGGTGAACAAGCTAAAGACACCACAAATGCGCCTAAAGATGAAAGCGATTCCAACGAAAAGGAAGAGGTTGAAGAAGACCGTGCCAATGATGATGGTATTGCCAGTCTAAGCGCAAAACTCGATAAGGTTATCAGTTTGCTTGAAAGCAAAAACAAGACTTCAGAAAAACGTGATGATGATACATCAGATGATTCTGACACAGATCCGGACAGTCGTTCAGAAGATAAAAAACCAGAAACAGATAAAAAGGCAGAATCTCGTTCGTTGGAAGACGTGACGGAATTAACTGCCTTTTTTGATGAAAACAACATTTAGGGAAGGGGCTTATTCATTAATGAAGAAGAGCTTAAAAGGGCTTTTAGAAAAGCGTAACAACTTAGCTTCTGAAGGTAAGAAATTACTTGAAAATGCTAAGGCAGAAAAGCGTGGACTAACAGACCAAGAATTAGAAACAGCAAAAGAATACCGCTCACATATCGAAGTTTTGAACGATGAAATCAATTCTATCGAAGAAATTCGATCGGATCGAACAAATCTTGAAAACGAAGTTGGAGTGGAAAAGAAAGATAACAAGAAAGAGGATGGAGAATTGGAAAAAGAAACACGTGATTTAGAAGACTTATATTTACGAAACTCACCAGAATTTCGTGATGCACTTTCAGCATCAGATATGACAGCAGGAAATGCTGCACCAAGTACAGATGGTAATGGTGGTATTACTATTAGTGAAACAGTTTATAACCAGGTTATCGCTAAATTGGAACAAATTTCTCCAGTATTTGCTATGTCAAAACATTACGAATCAACTAATGGACGTCTTTCAATTACTCGTGAAGACAAATCATCAGCTGATACAGGATTCATTGGTGAAGGTGAAAATGCTCCACAAATCACTAACTCACTTACACCGGTTGTATTAGACCAACATCGTGTTGCTGCTTACTTTAAGCTTACTCAATCATTAGTTAATGATTCAGCTATTGATGTTGTTGGATATGCTGTAGATCAAGTTTCACGCTCAATTGCACGTGCTATTTCACGAGGTATTTTAATCGGTGCAAAGGAAGGCGAAAAAGCAGAAAATAACTTCCGCTCAGTCACAAAGGACCAAGGCGTTAAGAAAGTTACGTTCGCTGGTCAAGTTCCAACAGTTGATGAATTGATTCAATTCTATTCACAACTTCATCAAGGTTATCAAGCCGGCGCAGCATGGGTAGTTTCTAATGCTGTATTCCAAGCTATGGCTAAGTTAAAAGATGGTGATGGACGTTATCTAATCTTCTCAAACATTGTTGATGGTAAACCAGAATACAAGATGTTCGGTGCGCCAGTATATATTGATGATGCTTTAGATGGTTCAGCTACACCACTTGTATACGGTAACTTTGGAGAAGGTTATGCCGTAATGATTAAGAAAGGTATCAACTTGATGCACGTAACACAAGATACTCAACAAGCTCTTGCTGGTACTCATCTTGTAATCATGGATGCTTATATGGATGGTGCAGTTGTAAATCCTGACGCATTCTTGCTAGGCGCTACAGCAGCTCCAGCGTCAAAATAACACCCCCATCTGGGGTAAAAGCAACCCCAACTAAGGATGGGGCAAAGTTTGATGCTGAATAAGGGGGTGCCTAAGTGACAGAAGATCGAAGCAAACAATCATTAGTTCTATTCAAAAAGGATGGAACAAAAATCTCCACAGGCGAATTAGGTACTAATGGTGTTACCTTAACAGGTATCGCCGCTGGTACCCAAGCAGCTGCTGGTGATTATAAACTTGCTTACACGGACGGTACACAAATATCTGATAAAGTAGATGTTCCGGCATTTACAGTTCCAGATGCTAAAGTGGCTGTCACTGGTGTAACACTATCTCAAAAAACAGCTTCAATGAAAGTTGGAGATACAAAAGTAATTACAGCAACAATTGCTCCAGAAAATGCTACTAATAAAGAAATTACGACTACTTCCGATAATGAAGGAGTAGCAACTTTTGGTAAAGATGGAACAATTACTGCTGTTGCGGTTGGAACTGCTAATGTCACATCAACCACTGTGGATGGTGGATTTACTGCATCATGTGCAGTAACTGTTGCGGCAGCTAAATGATGGGGAAACCCATTATTATACATAAAAAGTAAGGGTGGTGTTCATTTTTGTCTGTAACAGTTGAAAATTTAATGGATAACCTGAACGCAGAAGAGAGTGAACGAGAATTTCTTGAATTAGTAATTCTACCGCAAGCCAAAGCGTTTGTGGAAACATTTATTAATCGAGAAGGAGTAACTCTCTCTGAGAACGAAGAAGTTATTAAAGACCGTTGTATTCTTTCGGTGGCCACAAGCTATTACCTTGATCGTGATACCACAGAAGCCTCTGATAGTAAGAGTTATGCTGGTTTAAAAGTGTTGATTGGTTCAATCAGAAAGCCTTCGTTAGGGTGAAGTAAATGGCTAGAAATGTAGATAGATGGAGATTTAAATATAAGCTAGAGTTTGGAACGTTTGGAACAAAGGAACTTCCCAATGGTTTATATGTTGAAGATGATAGTAACTTTGTAATTAAGTTTACTCGAAGAGCTGCTAAAAAAGACATTAAACCTGGTATGACTGATAAGCAATCTGGTATTGATGTTAAAACCGATACTATTCTAGTTGTTAACAAGATTCGTGATGATGAGATCTCGGAATTCATGGATTTAGATACCTACACGGTTCGTTTCAATGGCAAGTTTTATAAGGTAAAACAGGTCGAAGAAGGCGTAACTAGGTTAGTGGACCAGCATTTCATTACACTACAACACTGGGAAGGTAACGGAAAGCAACCACATCCAGGGAGAAATTAATATGGAAGAAAATGTTACTGGAGTGGAAGACGTATTACAGCAACTAAGTAATATGGAAATGAATGGCCGTAAAAAATCAAAGATTATTGAAGCAGGTGCCAGAGTTGTTGAAAAGGAGCTAAAAGTCGCTGCTAAAGAAGCTGGCTATAATTCTAAGTTACCGAATATGCTCATATATAGTGATGGGCGAAAGTATGTAATTAAAGGACATTTTTCGGATTATGTAACTCATAAACCACATCAATATGCAGATGGATCAACTGATATTGGATTTAGTAAGCATGGTGTAGCAGTTGCACACTGGGTTAATAATGGAACGTATCGGCAGGATGGTCAACACTTCATGGAGGCACTTGGTGCTGAAGATCATGATGAAGCATTTGAAATGATGGCCGAAAAATCAAAGGAAGTTTTAGGAGGTGAGTAGTTGGCAGCCAATACTTTAAAAAAGTTGCTACGAGAAAGTAATATTAATGGAATCGAACCAGATTTTATCTTTGCACACCGTGTCCCAAGTCCATATAGGGAACATGTGCAAGATAAAATCGTGATTTTATTAACCGATGTAATGACTGAATTTGAAGAGTTTGGCAGTAACCAGCCTCATTCCCGTGTAAACACGGTTCAGATTCAGTTTTTTTATCCGCTTGATTATGCAAACGAACCAGAAGACATCGAAAATACTGTTTTAATGTATGCGTTTAAAAATGGATGGTGTCCGGGAGTGTCACTAGGTTCGGTATTAGACCCAGAAACACACAGCCTCTATTCAACATATCAATTAAATCAAACAAAAGCGTTGTAATCCAATTTTGGGTTACAGCGTTTTTTTACATACAAAAAAGAAAGAGGTAATTATAAATGGCTGAAAAGTATGGTTTTAGAAAAGCAATTACAGCTCTGATGGATAAAGATACAGAGCAAATTATTACTGGCGCCGAAAAAGGACTTAGTGAAAACGGTCTTTTCACAATTGATGCTTCAACTAGTAAGGGTGTTATTTCTGGTGCAATTACAGGTTTGGCTCCAACACAAACTAAGGTTTATGGTTCTGATGCTGTTGTAGATATCATCGCTCAAGGTACTGGTGCTGTTTCATTAACACTAGCTGCCAATGATATTCCTATGCAAATTCTTGGGAAATTATCTGGTATGGATTATGACGCAACTACAGGAGCATACAAGTTAGGTAAGGATAGTAAACCACCATTCTCTGTTATTGATTTAGTGTCAACAGATGGTGATAAACATCCTATTCACTTTGCATTATATAAGGGTAAGTTCGGACCAGAAGAAGTTAGTCTTAATACTAATCAAGATCAAGTTAACCGTGCTACAGATTCTGTCACATTTAGTGCCGTTAACCGTAATAGTGATGGTTTCGTATATGCAATGTATGTTGAAGATGAAACTCACAAGGAAGAAGACATTCTTAAAGATATCTTCAAAGGTTACACTCCAGCTCCAGCTTCAGCTCCAGCGTCAAAATAGTAACCCCATCAGGAGTTACAGTAACCCCTACAAAAGATGGGGCTAAGTTTAGCGTTGACTAACTTAAATAGTAGAGATTAATTTCTCTACTATTTTACATATAAAAAGGAAGAGGTAATCAAAAATGGCTGTAAAAATTAACGCAAAAATCTTAGGAATTAATAAACCAATCGAAGTAAAGGAATCAAATCGTAACTTGAAGCTGGCAATGAAGTTGCAAATCAAGTTTGCTCAAAATTCAGAAATTGATTCCGATGATGCAATGGAAAGTATTACGGGTCTATTAGAAATCGAAGAAGCTACAACCGAATTCATTTCAACAGTTCTTCGCTTGAATGAAAAGCAACAAGAAGAATTAGAAGACTTGGACCAAGAAGAAACTGGTGACTTACTTCAAGAAGTATTGTCTAAATTACTTCATTTAGATGAAGCAGAAGATGAAGACAATGGAGAACCGGTAAAAAAATAAAGTGGTCTGACATGCTTGAAGACGTGTATTATCTTCAAAACCAGTTAATGCAACAAGGATTATCTATAGATAACTTTGACGATACTGATTACTACGAGATGTTGGAAGGTATGAGCGCACGTTCGAGAGAAGACAGACCAAAAGAACTTTCTGAGCTGCTATCAAGACTTGGAGTTGGAAGGAAGTAGCAACCAATGCTGCTTCTTTTTTATACATAAAAAACGGCAAATTTAACCCAAAGAAGAGGAGGTTTAAATTTGAGCAGAGCAAAAGCATCAAGTAATATGGTTTTTCACATGGAGATAGATGATGTTAAATTTACACCTACTATCCAAGAGATGAAACGCCAAATTACCTTGACGAGAAAAGAGTTCGATCTACAAATTCGAGCTGCTAAAGATTTAGGCAATGAAGAACTTGCGTTAACTAAGACTATCGAGAAACATAATGCAGTTGCAGAAAAAGAAGCATTAATGCAAAAACGCATTCAAGAGGTTCTTAATAGGAATAAAGTTGTGACGCAAGAGAATATGGCAATGGTTTCTAAGGCAACTAATCAGCTTAAAAATTCTGAGAGTGTCGAACAAACTGCCATAGCTCAAAAGGAAAAAGCAACAAAACAATTAAAACGTTTGCAATCAGGTGTTGATGGATTATCTAAATCTATCAAAGAAATGTCTGATACTGACAAGTTGGTTACTGAACGATTAAAGGCAGAGGGAAAAGAAACCGAAGCCCAGGAACAGCATCTAAAAAGCTTAAATAATCAACGGACAGTATCAAATAAACTGATAGAGCAACAAAAAAAATTACTTCATGATATAGGCAAAAGTTCACCAGACTACTCTAAAGAAAAGCTGGTATTGGAATCCTACAAAACTGATTTAGCGAAGTTAACTAAGGAAGAAAAAAAGGTTGCTGAACAAAATGCTAAGTTAAACAAAAACTTATCAGCCAATAAAGAAAGTATTGCTCGTATTAGTAGCGTAACTAACGCTTATGTCTCAAGATTAGAGGCCGAGGGTAAACAATATGCTGCCAATAATGCCAAGCTGAAAGGCTTGGTTCAAGAATACTCTATCGGCAAAAAGATGTTGAGTGAACAGGTTGCTGAATTAGGAAGACTTAAGAATAAGTATGGAGAAACTTCTAAAGAGTATAGAACTCAAGAAGCAGAAGTAAGTAAGCTTAATTCAAAATTAGGTGAACAGGCAGCACAATATAAAAAGCTTGCCAAAAGTACAGGTGGCTTTGCAAAAGGCATGACAGCTGAATCTGATAGATATGCCAATCTGGGTAAAAAGATTGGAAACGTTGGAGATAAGTTCTTATCAGCTGGACGTGCCACATCTCTGTTTGGTATTGGGGCTGTAGCTGCCTTAGTCAAGGTAAATAAAAATGCCAGCGATCTTCAAAATACCTTTATAAAAACCAAAAATATTATTCAAACCTCTGGTGAGAGTGTACAAGAATCTATTTCTGGTGTTGCAGCAATGCAAAAAGATGCAAAAAGATATTCTTTGGAATATGGTGAATCACAGAATAATATTGCAAAGGGTTATGAAGAATTAGTAAAACGTGGTTATTCTTCCAAGCAATCACTGGGTGCCATGAAGAATGAATTAGAGGCTTCGAAGGCTTCTGGTGACCAATTTAGTGACGTATTGACTGTTACATCTCAAACGATGGAAGCTTTTGGTATGACCATGGACAAAAATGGTCGACCACTTAAAAGCACAAAAGCAATGACTGACCGCACTAAAGATGCCGTTAATAAATTAGCATACGCAGCCGATGCTACATCAGCAAACTTCTCGGACATGGGCGTAGCTATGTCTTATGTTGGTTCAACTGCGCATACAGCTGGATTTAGTTTATCTGAAACCGCTAGTGCATTGGGCGTGCTCTCAAATAATGGGCTAGAGGCTGATAAAGCTGGGACGGGTTTACGTAAAGTAATTAATAGTTTAATTGATCCAACTACAAACGGAGCTAAAGCTTTATCTAATTTAGGCCTCAGTACCAAAGATTTTGTTGATCAACATGGTAACATGAAATCTATGTCGGATATCATGAAATTACTGAATGACCATACAAAAGATTTGGGAAAAAACGAGAAGGGTGTTTTATTCAAATCACTTTTTGGTGTTACTGGAATGCAAGCTGGTGAAATATTAGCCAACAATGCTGATAATCTTGGTAAATTAAATGACAGAGTAAAAGATGCAACAAAGAACAATTATGTTCATAACCTAGCTAAAAAGAACATGGATTCTTTCAAAACTCAATTTGATAGAATGAAAGCTGCTTTAGACAATGTTGGGATTAGCTTGCAAAAGAATGTCATGCCATTACTAACTAGCATGGTTAAATGGGCTACTAATTTACTAAACAAATTTGCTGATATGTCACCAAAGGTGCAAAAAATTGTTACTGTTATTGCAGTTCTAGCAGCTGCGTTTGCACCTGTGACCCTTGCCGTGGGTGGAATTCTTAAATCATTACAATTAGTCTTTAGCGTGGTTGGTAAAGTTAATGGATTAATGGGTAGAGCTAAAGTTGGCGGCATCGAGAAACAAATTGCCACCGTAGAAACTTTGCGTCAAAAATACGCTGAAGTTTTAGCATTGCAAACGGAAATCAATGGTGGAGCTTCATCTGGAACAACCGCTGGTAAAACAGTAACTGGCGCAGAAGGTGCTGTAACTTCAGCTACTTCAAAAACAGGTGTTGTTTCCAAAAAACCCAACCTTGGAGTTGCTTCAAAATGGAAGGGTATAGGAGTTGCTGGAGCTTTAAATGTTGGTATCGCTGGGTCTGAAATTGCTACTTCAATTTGGGGTGCGTTTACAGCTAAGTCAAAAGATGCTAGAAACCAGAAAATATGGGAATCTGCTGCAACAACTGTTGGAGCTGGAATTGGTGGGATTGTAGGCGGTCCAGAAGGTGCAATGTGGGGAGCCTCCATTGGGAAAGCCATCTCGAAAAACATCACCGTTAAGAACATCAAAAAATTCTTGGATGATGATACTGACGGCAACAAACCTGATAAAGCGCATAAAAACAGTGGCAGTAAAGTCACTAAAAATATGCAGAATGCACCACATGATCACTATGACAATATGTCGGTTGATGAGGCTGAATGGGTACGCCAACACTCTAAAAATAATAATGATGGCATTTCTAAGAAAAAGGTACAAGATCCATTAAAGGGTCTTAGCAAAGCAACAAAGAAAGAAGTACAAGGGGTACAAAAGGATTTAAAAGCTTTAGTTAATAGCTATAATAGTTCAAATTCTAAAATCTATAAATCTTTGAATTCTCGTGTTGATAACGAAGTCAAAAAAGAAAAGGCTGGAAACAAAAAGCGTTTAGATTTGTTAGTAAAAACCGGCGCAATGACACAGCAACAAGAAAACAAACTTCTTGCACAAGACAATAAGAGAACAGATAAAAAATACTCTAAACAAAAGACAGCGCTCCAAAAACTTCAAAAATTAGACGAGCAATACTCCAAAAAAGGAGTAAAAAAAGACGCTTCTTACTATAAGCAAAGAGCTAAGCTGTTAGATCAATTTAATGCCGGCGAAAGCAAGGCATTGAGTAAAAACTCAAAACAACAGCAAAAGATTATGAAGCAGTTATCTGACAAAACTACTAAGATGACAACTTCTCGTGCTCAATCAATCAAAAAGCAAGAAGATAAGATATATAAGACTACAGTTGATAACGCCAATAAGGCTCGTGATAAAGCTGTCAGTGCGGCTGAAGATAAGTATAATAAGACAGTAAAGGCAGCTGAAGAAGAATACAAGAACAATAAAAACTTCTCAAAATCACAATACGAAGCTGTAAAGAAGGCTGCTGAGGATCAACGTGATAAATCAGAAAAGGCTGCTGAGGACCAATGTAACGCTGTTGTATCTCAAGCCAAGAAGCAACATTCTGATGTTTTATCAGAAATTCAGCAAGAAAACACTGATGTTCAAGGTGCAATGGGATCGTTGAGTAAGTGGTATTCAACTCATCACTTATTTGATGATATTGCTAGTGATGCCAGCCACGCTATGGAAAATATTACAGGTGTTAAGAATGGTATGGCTACTCTTGAAGATGCCAACAATAAAGCAAATGAGGCTTTAAAGAAGCAAGCCAAAGTTAATGCTGAAAAGAAACAGGGGAGACCATTACCTGATTTACCTGGTGATGCTTTGAGAAAAGGGGTTAGCTCTCGAGCGATAGGTGGCGCAATTGAGCGTACTCAAATAGCACTCGTTGGCGAAGAGGGTCCTGAAATTTCTTACAGTAAAAAAACCGGTAAGGCTAGATTGCTTGGAAAACGTGGGCCAGAGTTAACGAGGGTTTATGCTGGCGAACACATTTTAGATGCTAAAAAAACAGCCCATGCACTAAAAGGTAGTTTTGCATCTTTTGCTGATGGAACTGAAGATAAAGATGATAAATACATGTTCAAAACACAACCTATTGCGAAACTCAAGCAAGGTAAGAATATGTTTGTCAATGAGAGGTCGAAAAACAAGAAGAGTAAACAAAGCCAAACAGTTTCTTTAAATGTTGATAAGAAATCTCAGAAAAAGTTCGCTAAATCTTTAAAAGATTCTTCCAATAAAGTTAATAAATTCCAGAAGGATAATAAAAAAGCTTTAACTAAGAATGATAAAGATACGTCTAAATTGATGGATAAAACCACCAAAAAGACTGAAGATTCTTATAAAGATATGAGTAAGAATCTCACGAAGCAAATGTCCGATTTGAAAAAAGACCTCAAATCTTCGTGGAACGGTATTTATAAAGATACTAAGTCTGAGATAGATTCAATCTACAAATATACAACCAGTCGAGAATCAGATCTCAAAAAATCTATTTCTAAAGCGAATGATTCAATCTACAAGACGTGGAAAAAAGATTGGTCCAATGTCTCTAAATCATTTAATAATGAGTTTGCAAAACTAAAAGGTTATGCCAGAAACGGTATTAACGGTTCTATTGATTCGTTAAATGGTGGTATTGGAAACATCAACGGATTAATTGGCAAATTTGGTGGTAACAGCTCAATTCTTCCAAGAATCAGTCATTATGCTACCGGTACAGATGGCAAGATTCAACAGGATGAAATGGCTTTAGTTAATGATGCATTGGGTAGTAACTATAAGGAAATTGTTGTCCTACCTTCTGGTAAGATGATTATGCCTGAAGAGCGCAATGCTGTAATGCCATTGATGAAGGGCTCAGCGGTTATTAATGGTAACCAAGTAGCCAATTTAAAGAACACTGGTAGATTGCAAGCACATGCGGACGGAACCATGTCTGATGATGCCATGGAAAAAATGGTTTCATCTAAAATTAAGAATCCTTCAGCTGCTTGGCAACAAGACTTTACTGATCATGTTCCAACCCAAGGAACTGGATTAGAACAATCTATGACAGATACTTCAAAGAACGATATTAAAACCGATGCTGTACCTTGGTATCAGGCTTTATGGACAACTATCCAAGAACAAATGGATATTGGTTCCGGTTCTCGTGGAGCATTCTTAAAATATGCCATTGAACATTATATGGGTAAACCATATAAGATGGGTGGAGATGGACCAACATATTATGACTGTTCTGGTATGGTCTCAGCTGCTTTAAATCATTTCGGCATTGATATTGGTAGAACCACTACAGCAATGCAGAAAACTACTGACAAAATCAGTATGAGTGAAGCTAAACCGGGTGATTTAACTATCTGGGGTCATGGTGATGGAGCCGCCGGACACGTTGGTATCATTATGAATCGACAAGGTAAGATGTTTAATGAAACACCACCCCGTGCGGGATATGGAAATATCAGCGATGTAACAAGTATACCTTGGGACGGAGCTTTCCGTATTCGTCAACTTCATGATGAAGATCCTGACCAACCAAAAGTTTCAGCAGCTTTGAAAACGCTAACCAAGAAGGAGCTGGGAAGCAAAGCTCTTAGTTGGATTAGTAATAAGTTCAATCCTACTCCAAGTACGGGTGCTACTGGAATTGGTAAGCAATTTGATAGTTCATTAATTGGTAAAGCCGCAAAGGCTATGCATGTTAATTTAAGTGCGGGGGAGCTCGCTACTATTAAATCTGTTATCCAACATGAATCCGGTGGCAGCTCTTCAGTAGTAAATAATTGGGATTCTAATGCAAAAGCGGGACACCCAAGTAAAGGTTTACTACAGTTCATCCAATCAACTTTCAATGCGTATGCGATGAAAGGACACACTAACATTCTTAATGCTTATGACCAATTATTGGCAATGTTCAATGATGGCAATTGGCGGAGAGATGTGCACACAGGTGGTTGGGGCCCAACTGGACATAGACGCTATGCTAATGGTGGTTTTATTGATCATCATCAATTAGCTGAAGTAGGAGAACTGAACAAGGCTGAAATGGTATTGCCATTAACCAATAAAAACCGTGCCTATCAACTAATAGATCAAGCTGTTAGATACATGGGCGATGGTGATTCTTATGGTAACGGTAATAATAGTGGAACTGATAATTCTGAATTGTTAGATGAGATTAAACAGTTGCGTAACGATACTAATGATTTATTGAAACTGTTAATTCAGGTAGTAAAGGATAAACCAACTGGTTATAACATCAGAGATATTCAGAGCGATTTAAAGAATGTAAATAAGTTTAAAAAGACAAACAATGCTGTAATGACAGGAAAGGTCTAGGGAAACCTAGGCTTTTTTACATAGAAACAGAAAAGGAGTGAGACTATATGGCTGATACGCAAGATGTAGACCCAGGAGTTTACGATAATATGAAGCCTTGGGAAATGTGTTACGCGGGAATCAATAGTTCAGATATTGGCTTTGTGGTTGGACATTATTCGAAGCCCTTGGCTCCTCAGTTAACTCGTTCAGCAGTTGATATTCCCGGTCGATTTGGAGATTTGTATTTAGGAACAAACTATGGTGCTAAAACATGGACAATCCCAATTACAATTATTGCCACCGATTCAGATGATTATTACCGAATTCATGAAAATATAAGTAACGCCTTGATGGATCCGTTTGAAGACCCTGGACAACTTTATCCAATTGTTTTCGGAGATGACCCTAAAAAAGCAGAATATTATGGACATTTTACTGAAATGCCAGACCCAGTGTTTGTTTCGGAAAATGCGTGGACAGCACAAACGACTTTAACATTTGTTTGCGCAGATCCACGAGGTTATTTACCAGAAAAGGATATAAAAATAACAGACCCAGTTACTTCAATTCCAGTGGAAGGTAATTCAGAAGCCTTTCCTATTATTCATGTTGATGTAAAAAAGCCTATTCCACACTTTGGATATGTAAAAGGTGACGAATATGTTGCAGTTGGTAATGATAAAGATTTTGATGCCGATGATCCGAACTATATTCAAAATAATGAGCCTGTTATTTTAAATGAACCCTGTGATTCTAAGGCTGGATTTACAGGAGGCGAACCAACTACTTTCTCTATTGTAAATGGACATAATGCTGGACATTTTCGTGGTACTGGTAATGCCATGACAGTCGACTACCAAGATAAGGCTAAACCAGCCAATGGTAGGCGTGATTGGGGCAAGGCACAAGTAAAAGGTTCGTGGCATGGACCAGCAATGGTACACACGCCAATAACCAACGTTACAAAAGACTGGCAATTTGAATTCAGGTTTCATCACAAAAAATACTACAACCGTGCCATGGCCAAAATCGAAGTGTATTTACTAGATACTGATGGTAAAAGAAGGGCCAGAGTTGCTATTAAGGATAAAAAATCCGGAGTTACTCCTGGAATGACTTTTGACATTGGACCAGATAATAATAACGCACACTATGTTATCGGTAGAGGTGAAAGTAAACCCTGGTTAGATTGGAAATATGGTGGTGTTAACGGTAAAAATAAGACTGTCACACTAACATCTAAAAAGAAGGTTAAAGTTACCTATTATAAAAAGGAGGGTCGAAAAAAAGTTAAAAAGACCAAATATGTTTGGAAAACAAAAAAGGTTAAACTTGAAGATGATAATAATACTGGTGTTTTCTCCGACTTTTTTGGTTCAGTTAGAATAAGAAAAGTAGGAAAGTTGCTATCATGGAAGGTCACTAAGATAAATTCAGATGATATGTCTCCAGAAAAGGTCTTATGTAAGGGCTCTTGGACAATGAGTGACGCAGACTACAAAAAATTTGATTTTGGATTATCTACTTTTGCGGTATTCATGGGAAAAATGGATATTACTGAAGATAGATGGGACCCTGTTAAAACCTATCATGAACCATATTTAAGTTTTACTAATGCAAAAATATGGAACATTGTTAACGGTGGTAATGAGAACAATGGTAAACCAACTAATATTCTCCAAGTTGGAGATGAGTTAATCATTGATACAGAACGAAAGCACACTTATAGAAATGGTATGCCATTCGATTATGAGACGGCCATGGGGTCAACATACCCAACATGGAACACTGATAAGCGAGAAAACGGAACCGTGGCGGTAGGTTTTGATCCGCCTCCCGGGGATTCAGTAGATATTGGAATAACTTGGCGTCCGGCATATCAATAAAAAGAAGAAACTTCCTCTAATCAGGAAGTTTTTTTGTTACATAAAAGGTACATTTTATTCCATAAAAAAGAGGGGTTTGAATGAATAATAACGCTATATTAACAATATTGGACCAACATTTACACATTGTTGGTCACTTGAGTAATGATGGTAACGGGACCCCATTCTACAATGATACATTTACACGTGCGATTGCTAATGAAGACAGTGATATCTCAACAGATGATGTTACAGATAATCAAGCTTACATGACAGTTGCCGGAAATGTTAACACAAAAACTTGGTCACATACTCTGGATCAAATTGTAGTCCCAGCAGGTTACCAAGATTCTGAACTAATAACACAAGGAAATTCAATTGCATATCAAGATCCGTCAAATCGGCGCTGGTATGTAATGAGATTAAATACAATTCAACAAGAACATGATGCCTCAGGTAGAGTTTTAATTACAGCTAGTGGAACTAATATCGCTGCTAATGATTTATCTAAAAAAATTCCAGCAGCAAAATCTTTTAGTCGCTTAGAGAACTCTAAAGAAGTTATCGCTGCTTTACTAGCAAATACAGGCTGGTCAATTGATGATAACTCCGAGGTATTTACTAGCGATTCAGCATTTGAAATTGATGGAACAAGTAATGCTCAGTCAATTTTACAAGACCTATGCACTCAATATGGTTTTGAAATCGATGCCTATGTATTACTGAATGATAATGGACAAATTGCTCGTAAGATGATTGAGTTCAGAAAGAAGTTTGGTGAAGATGAGGGAAGAACTGTTTACTACGGTGATAATACCATGGATATTACACGTGAAGTAGTTGATACAAACCTTTTCACTAAACTATATATTCAAGACCCAGATGGTAAAGATACGGTCAAAAGTGCCAATGATGGAAAGAATTATATTGTAGATAATAAGGCAAATGATTTATATAATCCGCCAATAGATGGTTCAGAAAGAACTTATTTTGAAGGTATGATTCAATCACAAAGTATTTATTCAGCTGAAGGGTTGTTGTCCTGGGCGAAGACACAAATGAAGATTTTTAATCACCCAAGAATGAATTACACAATCACAATTAGTCCTGATTTTGATGCTGATTTAGGCGACACTATTCGGATTATTGATTATTCAATGGATCCAAAGCTTACAGTGGTAGCCAGAGTAATACAGAAAATAACCAGTTTCTCAGATCCTTCTCAATGTCAAGTGGTGTTGGGTGAATTTGCCACGGTTAAAGTAATTATTCCAGGCTATATCAGCACTTTAGAAGATAGGATTAATAGTCAAATTCTTAAAAAGATTGATGAACTACGCTCAGGAAAGAAACAAGCAGTAGTCCAATTAATCACTCCGAGTGGAAAAAGTTGGAGTAAAAAAGATAGTGGTAAAACTATTATTGCCAGAATCTTTGTAGACGGCACCAATTTAACCAGCTATTTGAGTAAAGCAGCTTTTGTTTGGACTAAAACCAACGCTGTAACTGGTGTACACGATTTGGATTGGGAAGAAAAACATAAAAATGATGGGTACAAGGTTACTCTTGATGATGGAGATATTGGTAACATTACTTGCACGATTGAGGGAGACTATTTAAAAGATGATGCGGAATTATCTCTTAGTATGACCAATACCCTTTTCTTTGATAAAAAACGAGTGGATTTACCAAAGGATCATTGGGGTGATGCCATTGCAGGTGCATTCCAGTATCAATGGTACGATGAAGTCAATCAAATGCTAGTTACTTCAGTTGCGTATACAGAAGGTACAAAAGGACAAGGAAATCGTTCTAATGCAGACGATACTAAATATCATCGTTTTAAATTAGATGGAACCTATGTTGATTCTATGATCGTACAAGGTGGTGGACATGGTAGTAGTTTTGGAGCCCGTCTTGTTAACGGAGTTCCGGAGATATGGACGTTGTCAACTGACACGGCAGGTGGCAATGCTTCCTTAGCTAGATTCAAGTGGGTACCTAATGCGGTTATAAATCAAGGCAATGGTTTAGAAGTTCTCGCTAAAATGCCTGTATTAGATGGACATTGGTTTAGACGAATTGCTTGTGATTTCGAACAAGGCTGGGTTTTATCTGTAATGTCTAGTGGACCGGTAGAAGTATTAAGAGTTGACGATTTGCTTGCTGGTAAATGGAATCCTATTTATAGTTTTAAAATCCAACAGTTTGGATTTAATCCTGTAGCTAGTACGAAGCCTAACTTTAACACAATGCAATCAAATGATATCTACTTCCCATATATGTTTATTAATTCAGGAAACGTAAACAAGAAAGATCCTAGAATTCTAAGTTGCATTAATGTTGTTACGGAATCGGAAGTGTTTCACATAGAAAACCAGTTGGATATGTTCGGAAGTAACTGGGTGGAAAACTATTTTGAACCTGAAACTATTGGTTACTATCACGATAAGAACGGAGCCTATGTGCTTCAAGGATTTGCAATGTTAGCCAAAGAAAATGACACAAACTATCTTCATAGAACACTCTTCAAAACTGAATTGAGTGTACGTGACGATAGTGGCGATAAAAAAGATTATATTGATAAAGATACTAGTGGAGAGGAGGGTGATGCAGCATGAGTTCAATTGGACAAGGTAGTATAAGTATTGACGATAGCACTCGTATTGGCGAGGGTGCTCAAAATACAGCAAACGAAGTAGCGGGAAATGTAAATGACATTAATAGTGATAACAAGCTTACTCCTAGCGAAAAATTAAAATTAAAACAAGAATATGACAAAGATGTTGAGCTTTATAACATTGATATCGAACAATTAAAATCCGCTAATTTACCAACAACGGAATTAGAAACCGCTATGAGTAATTTGACGGATTTTATAACTCCACTGTTCAAAGAAATGAATAGAACTTCAAACGTTGATAGAAACACTCTAGATAGTATATTTACAGCGTTTGCCACGGCAGATAAGAACGCCTCTCAAGCCTTTGTTAATATGGTTCAACAAGTAGCAGATGATGCTAAAAAATCTGGAGATGATGCAAAAAAAGCCGGAGAGCAAGCACAAGAAGCTGGCGAAGAAGCTAAAGCATCAGCTGATCAAGCAAAAGCGGATGCCACTCAAGCTAAAGCAGACGCAGCTACTGCTCAACAGAAAGCTCAGTCTAGTATTGATCAATTTAATGCTCATTTACCAGATATTGATGAAGCATTAAGCACCGCTAACTTAGTTAAGCAAGATGTTACTAAGTTAAGCGATACTACAGAACAATACCACAACGAGTACACAACAGGTATTCAGAATGTGATTAGTACAGTCAACAGCATGACGATAAGCAACCGTAACCTAGCACTTGAAACCGCTACGACGGTCACAATGACTGGTGAGAACAGAAGTAATCAAGTGCAAGATGGTTACGGATTTTCTAGTGTAATACCATATGGAACTGTGGTAACAGTATCGTTTGACGTATCATCTTCTACTGGTGTTGGTGATTTTACTATGCAATTCTATGGTGGTGAACCTGACGGCAAACCTGCAAGTAGCTGGCAAATTATTTCTGAGGGTAGCCTAGTCAACGGAACAAAACACATATCTGTTACTCTCACAACTGATAGTGACCATTTACATGTTCGACCAAGGCTAGATAATGCAACTGGAACAGTGACTATTTCCAAATTCATCATTTCGGAGTCTTCAAAAGAAGTAAGTTGGTCACCAGCGCCAGAAGATTTAGCTACAAGTACAGAAATTGACCAGCTAAGCAATGCTATTAAATTAAAAGCTAACTCTGGTGACGTAACCTCACAAATCACGGTAGCCACTCAAGGCATTCAAAGCGAAGTTGATAATAAAGTTAGTGGTTTAAATACTAAAATCAGTCAAACAGATTCAGCATGGAGAGCCAGTGTAAATACACTTGGAACTACCAACATGGTTTATAACGGTGGTTTTGCACACGGTGTAGACGGATGGAATACTCAAAATGGTAAGTGGGGTTGGTCTAATCAAGCACAAGACCAAGTGCAAGGAAGCAACGCAATTCAAGCAAGGTTTACAGGTTTGACAACAGACACATGGAGTAACGCAACATCAAAAGCTTTTCTAGTACGTTCGGGGCAAAAGATGTCTATAGGTGCAATTGTTACACCGTGGGTCTTAGATTCAGACCCTAACAAAGGTTTTGGTATTGGTCTTAATTTCTACGCTTCTACAGACGGAACAGGTGTAAGAAACAATAGTTACCATCCAGAACAATGGATATATACAACTGGTAGACAACAACTCAAAGTTGAGAATATAACAGTGCCAGATGGCGCTAATTCAGCGGTTGTGAAATTGTATATCCAGCGTAACGGTGGGGCTAACTTTACTCGTGTTCAGGCCAATATGACACCAACTTTACCTCAGTTTATTGACGGGTTTGCAACAGCAACAGATATTACGGCTTCGATTAACGATATTAATTTAAAGGTTTCAAACTCAGATGGTTCTTCATCACAAGTAAATATCAATAACGATACGATTTTATTAGATGCTAATAAAATCATCTTTAATGGCAATACAAGTATTCAAAATGGAACAATTGGAACAGCTAAGATTGCCAATGCTGCAATTAATACAGCACAGATTGCAGATGGAGCGATTAACAACGCTAAGATTGCTAACGCAAGTATTGATGACGCGAAAATTAACAGTCTTAATGGTAATAAATTAGTTGAAAACAGTATTACAGCTAACAAGATCAATGTTGACGACTTAATTGCCAACGGTATTAATACTAAAACATTAACGGCAGTTAATTTGAACGCTAGTACGTTAACTACTCCCCAGATTGATCTTGGATTTAATGGAACATTTACCGAAAGTTTTAATTATACACAAGATGCTTCGATGTTCTTGCCAAAGAAGAATAGTGGAACATTAACTTTTAACCATGGTGTTCTACAATCAAAAGGTAATATGCAAACCTACGTTAACGGCCAATGGGGCGGTATGAATGACAATCTAGTATTTCAATCTGGAATTGATAACTCTCAATGGACGGAAGTTGCGCCCGGATATATCAAACTAGACTCATTCAAACAAAATGATACTGACCTTTCACAGCGTACCTATACAGATCCAACAGGTTATTACTACACATCAGGAAATGGTAATGCTAGTTATTTAGGTAATATTTTACAAACTGCACAAGTTCAAACCCCTAGTTTAATTGGTATGTATATTGGGCCAAGTGCAGGAGTAAAACTTCTACAGATTGGCAGCAATGGCAGCGATTATGGGTTACGGGTTGGTTCCTATGCTGGAAGTGAAGCTGTATTGAGTGATTTCATCTACAACTCTACAACAAGCACTTCCAGTAATGTACGTATAACAGATCATGGACATCTTATGCGCACCACATCCGCTTCAAAGTATAAATATAATATCAAAAACCCAGATATTGAAACAACTCTGGGAGATAGACTTTTGAACGTTCACATGGCTACATGGAATGATAAACGTGCTGTAGATTTATACGCAGAGCAATTAAACACAGGGGAAGAAAGAGAAAAATCTACAATTGACAAATATTACGGTCTTATTGCTGAACAGCTAAGAGACGCGGGATTAGAGATGTTTATTGATTACGGTAAAAACCATGAAATTGAAGGTATACAATACGATAGAGCATGGATTCCGCTTTTATCGGTAATTAGAAGGATAAACGATAAAGTAAATGAATACGAGTTGAGATTAAGCAAATTGGAAGGAGCAAGTAAATGAACAGCTTACAAATAACAACAATCACTCTTGCTAATAATGATGATTTAGGGAATGGTTCAACTAAACGAAAAATTGGTTATACAAGTACATTCCCAGATGGAACACATACGGAGGGATTTATTTTACTAAGCGAAGACGAGTTCTTAAAAACTAATTTCTTAGACTTAGTAAAAGTTATCGGAGATAAATTAATTAATAACTTAGGAGGACAAACAAGTGAAAAGTAATAAAAATGAACAAAGTGAAGTTGAAGTATTAAAAAGTCAACTAGAGGTTGAACAACGTAATAATAAAATTCTACAAGAACTGGCATCCAGCCGTTTAGCTCACGTTAATCAATTAGAAGTAGAAGTAGCATCGTACAAAGTTATGCTATCAGAACAAAGTAAATAGGAGGAATAAACATGGCATTATCAACTAATCAAAGCATTTCATTAAGTGGTGTATCAACAATTAATGGTGTACAAGTAGCAACATTCTCAACTGTTGTATCTAAAGGACTATCATATACATCAGTATCTACACAAATTACAGACCAAGATTTATACGAAAAAAATAAGGCTGAGGTACGCAAAGATCGGAACGATTTTCAAGCGGTGGCCGATAACTTATCTGATAGCCTAAGTGAATAAAAGGAATATTTTATTCCAAAAGTACCCCTTACAAACGCTGTTATAATAGCGTTTGTAGTTTACATAAATTAGAAAGGGGTACAAATATATGAATTTCTTTAAAAAGAAGCAAGTCGTTACCACCATTACGGTGTTAGCGGCTTTTTTTGCGTTCGTCAGTTTCAGTCCTAAAGCCCATGCAGCTAAAGGAGATTACGGTGTCGATACTTCAATTTATCAAGGTTATAGCGGTAAGTTTGGTTATGCAAAAGATAAATTTGGTATTGCTCAAATTGGTGGAATTAATAACGGATATGTGTATGGACAAAATACGTATCAATCTCAAGTACAGCAAGGACGTGCTTGGGGTAAACGTATGCACACTTATATCTGGTTCCAAGTTGGTGGTAGCCAATACAATGCCAATGCAGCAATGAATTACTTCTTACCAAAGGTTAAGACACCCAAAGGATCTATCGTAGCATTGGACTATGAAGATGGTGCTAGTGGTGATATCAATGCCAATACAAACGCTATCTTAACTGGTATGCATAGAATTAAGGCGGCTGGATATACTCCAATGTACTACTCTGATAAACCATACACTCTGGCGCATGTAGACTATAAACGGATTTTGAAAGAATTTCCAAATAGTTTATGGATTGCAGCTTATCCAGATTACTCAGTCCGTAGCGTTCCTTATTGGGGCGTCTTTCCATCAATGCCAGGAGTTGCACTCTACCAATTCACTTCAACTTATGTTTATGGTGGATTAGATGGAGATGTCGATTTAACTGGTATTACTGATAATGGGTACACAAAGAATACTAATCCAAGTGTTAAACCAAGTACACCAGTACAAAAACATGTAGTTAATAGCAAGTTTAAGGTTGGACAAACTGTAAGAGTTAAGAAAACTGCTAGATACTGGGCTACAGGAGAGGCTATTCCAAGTTCAATTCGTGGGAAGAGCTATAAGATTATTCAATCTGGCAACAAACGTTCGTTGCTTGGTGGAGTTATGAGTTGGACTAATGATAGTGACGTCGAAAAAGTATCTAATAAACCAGCTGCTAAGCCTAAATACAAGACTTATAAAGTTAAGTACGGTGATACTTTGAGTGGTATTGCTTATAAATACAACACTACAACATATACATTACAAAGTTTAAATAACATTGCTAATGTGAACTGGATTAGTGTTGGTCAAGTATTAAAAGTTAGCAAGACAACTTCAACAAGTCATGTTTATCACACTGTAAAGTATGGTGAATCTTGGTGGAGCATTGCCAATTCTAATGGAATGACAATGTACCAATTAGCATCTAAAAATGGAGAGACCATTAATACCATGATCTATCCAGGACAGAGATTGGTTGTGAAGTAGTATGAATGATATTACTACAATAATTAGCACCGTGATTGCAGTTGGCGGAGTTTTATATGGATTGTTGAAGGTAATTATGAAGCCTAGTACGGATAAAATCGAAATTCTCTTGAAGCAAAGTGATATGACACAAAAGAAACTTGATGCTTTCATTCAACAATATGCTGATGTTAAAGGTGATTTAAGACTTAACAAACAAGAGCATGAAGAACTTTCTAATAGAATTCAGAAAATTGAAGATGATTTATCCAATCTTAGAAATTGGATGTATGAGATGAAAGGGGAAGAACCTAAAAATGAAAAAGATAAAAGATGACTTAAAAGCTAATGTACGTTCTTATAAGTTTTGGATGGCCGTATTTTCTATGATTGCTATTGGTTGCGAGTTTATCGCAAAGACCTATTTCCATGTATCAATCAGTACAGAGCTAAACGGAACTATCAGTAATTTGATTAACACGCTCTTAGTGTTAATGGTCGGTTTAGGTGTCATTGATAATAAACCGGTAGACACTAAAGACGTTGATATCAGCGATACTCTTGGAAATATTCAAGATGATATTAATGAGATTAAGAATATTGTGTTTGATCCAGCACTACAAAAGCAAGAAGTTGAAGAGAAACCAAAAGTAATTACACCGACAATCACGTACTATCCAAAGGAAAAATAAGGGGAACCCCTTATTATACATACCGTGTTTTTGCCGTTCACGGTTCCTCTACCCCTGAAAATGGGGTTACATAGAATTGAAAGGGGTAATTTAAAAATGGCAAAACGCATTAAATTGTTTAAGCAAGCTTCATGGGACAATGTTAACTCAGAAAGTAAAACTTTATTAGATGATTATGTGTTGGAACTTAAGTCTACTGGTAAATCAGAAAAGACTATCTATCAATATGTAGCAGACATCAAGGGGTTCTTGTGCTGGATTGAAGAAAACCAAAATAACATCTACATTCTTGATTTAAAAAAGCGTGTATTTAGACGTTTCTTCTTAGTGTTAATGGATAATGGTACGTCTTCAGCACGTATTAATCGGCTTCAATCAAGCATTAGAAACTTGCTTGAGTTTGCAACTCAAGATGAAGACGAATACGAATATGATGTTAATGCTATGCGAGCCATCAAAGGCTTAGCCAAAAGTTCGGTTAGAGATATTGTATTCTTATCAAATGAACAAGTAGATATTCTAATTAACTACTTAATGGATCATAAACAGTACGAAAAGGCACTATACGTGTCACTATCCTATGATTCAGCTGGGAGACGTAATGAAGTTTCTCAAGTGCTTAAGGAAGGCTTTGTTGATTCAAACCAAACAAATGTTGTTCGAGGAAAAAGGGGTAAGACGTTCCGATTAATTTACTTTAATCGTACTCGTGAGATTGCTAAAAAGTACCTAGAACAACGTGGAGAAGATGATATCCCCTCTCTGTGGGTAATTGGTAGGGGAGAAACGCTACGTCCAGCCTCTTATCAGACCCTGTATAACTGGGTAATGTACTTCAGAAAAGTTCTTAAGGTAGAAACTGGTGAGGATATCAATATCAACCCCCATAGCTTCCGGCATTCGGCCCTAGAAAACTATGGAAATGGAACTCATCACGTTCTTGAAGAGATGGGTAAATCAGAGTTGCCACTGGAAGTGCTTAAGATCATTGCACATCATACTTCGATTGAGACTACTCAAGGCTATTTAAAGAACCATGATGATGATATTCTGGAAGATACTTTTGGAATTAAGATTAAAAATGAAGCGGAATAATTTGTATTTTACCACCATAAAAGGTGGTTTACATAATAATTTGAAATAACGAACGCATGTTTGTATAATGTGATTAATATGCAATATAAGGAGAAGATCACAATGAAGATGGATGAATTTACTGACGCTCAAGTTCAAGATTTCTTTGATAACCACTACGTTGATAGAGGCATGAAAAAGTGGCAGGGATTTTTTCTCTCTGATCATACAAGTGCATTAAAGCAGAAACAAACGGAAGACAATGAAATACTTGTTAGAGAGGCAAAAAAACAAATGGCTATTAAAAATATTAGTGAAACCATTAATCAAGCCATAGTAAAGAATAAGTATGTTCGCATTCAATTAAACGAAAAGGATATAAATGGAATTTTTTCGAAAGAAATTGAAGGTAAAATTCTTGGTAACCATGAAGACCAGATATATGTAGGGGACAACGGTTTTATTAGAACTGAACTAATTAGACATATAGAAATAATGAAGTAAAAAGTATTAAACACGTTTATGTTTTTAGCTAGTTTACATAACATATATTATACAAAGTAGTGAACTTCGGGAATTTGTCAACCTCAAATGCAACATCTTAATTGTTTCTTAATAAGTTTTAGTCAATTCACGCTTAAATTTAAAGTCTCGCGTTAAGGCGAAACTGTAGCAATCTTATTAATGTTTTGTGATATATCATTAACGTCTAAACTTAGTGCGATCATAAAATGAATATCATTATGTAATTTAGGAATGCATACCGCTTGTTCAATTTTCCCTTCAATGCTTGGTTTATTATCCTTGATTTGTGTATCTTCAATTAGTTGAAGGATGAAGTCTTCACGGTTTCGAACGGAAACTTTCGTTAAATCTGTACTATTACCAGTTATATAAACCATCATAACTTCCCGCCTTTATTGTTTTATTAAGCTAAATTATAGCACGTTTTATATAAAGTGGGGTGTAATTTAATTACTCTATATGGTTTGTTTTTTACCCATTTCCATTTTCAAGGCGTTATATAGGCGCATTCTGACGCTGTTTCAAACAACTAGACGGAGACTTATCCACTTACTTGCAAATAAATGAACGCTAGTTGGGTAATAAAAAAGAGCTATTTTAGGTTAGCTCTTAACCTTTTCTTTAGAAGTTACTTTCTCATAAATTTCCTTCAATTGTTCTCGTTCAGTGTTTTGTTCTTCAACCATTTCTTTGAAAACTACATCAATGAAGTATTTTACGCTAGGTAAATCCTTAAAATTATTAACTTCTCTAAGTCCATCTCTGTAAATAGTTAGAAAGCTTTTAGAAGGATTACCTTTTTCAATTTCTCCGAAGGCTTCAAATACCTGATCAATCTTATCCGCTGCCGCTAAAATCTTTCCTTCTAATGTTGAATCCTTTCCATTTGATAAATGATCTTTAAACTGTTCTTGTAGCTCACTGGGTATTTCGTTCTTAATAAAATCATCTCGCAAGTTGGTTTCGATTGTATTAATCATTTGATTGATTTCAGCATTGTAATGCTTAATAGGTGCTTTGATGTCTGAAATAAACACCTCTGGTACATCATGGTTAATACTCTTATTATACAAAGCTTTCCAATTAATTACTGATCCATTGTTCTCTTCAATATCTCCAAGCAATTGAGCAATCTCAGCTACTTTAAAATTATGACTAGATACTGAATGCTTGAAATAGCTAAATGTTCCGGGTGCTCGATATATTGTTTCTAATGATTCTAATTGTCTAATGTAGTGATAAATACTCAATTTACTTCCTCCAATTCTTTCTCTCGTTTACTTCCAATAACCTCAACAGTGCTAAAATCATCTCCTGCATTTTTTATATTAACAGTAATGTCCATCTCAATACCACCTAGCATATATTTACCAATGATATCGTTCTCGAATACTGGGTTGTTATTCTTATCATATCCCAAGCATAGCTCTACAATATTAGCTTCTGGATTATCTTCATGCCATTTCAAATGTTGTGATGGAGAAGCATGTGTCTCATAGTAAGCCAATTTATTAGTAGGATAGAAGGGACGTCTCCAACATCTTGTTATGATTTCCATGGTTCAACATCCTTAAGAGTGATTTTTTGAATCTTAATATCTTTATCTAAAGCCATTATTGTTTCAACGAACTCTTTTTTATACCACGATGCTTCTTCAATTTCTCCAACAGTTGTATACTGTAACTTTCCATTACGTTTTAAATATGCGTCACGTACGTAGTCATACCCTTGCAACGCACTTCCTTTGCTCAAGATATAATAATTTTCTCTTTTTGTCATTTATACAGTCACCTCTTCATAATTAATTGTTACTTTGGTTAACGTGACACTATCAAAAATTTGTTTAGCTGATTGAGCAGCTTTTTCGGAGAATTGAGATGCCTCCTCTTTATAGGGCGTTGTGTGATACTCAAAGTCTCCACTGGCATTAGTTTTAATTCTCGTTACATATTCACATCTTCCAGTAGGCACTTTCTGTGCAGCTTCTGTCCCACTATACACAAACGCATAAGTAGGAACCTTTAATAAATACTTAGTCTGACTTTCCATTCAAACACTCCTTTTTGTAATAAAATAATAGTTTTATTGTATTTTTCTATTTTAAAACGCCTTTATGACGGCGTTTATTGATAATCTTTAAAGTGTTTTTTCAATATCGGACATGAATTCATCATAATCATCGCCTTTGATGAATTGATTGCTATTCCAGTCTCTTTCTAACACTTCATAATAATTGTGCATGGCATAAGGTTTATTCAAAGGTTGTTTAATAACAACCAAGTTTTCCATTGGATTCCCGTCATCAATTTCTTCGTCATGGAAATCTTCAATTATAGACAACAAGTATTTTTTATTGTTGTAATATCCCACTTCCGAATCCATCTCTCTATAACCAGCTTTGTTCCAATATGCCAATATATAAATATATTCGTCCATTATTAACCTCCCCTCGGAAACTCGTTTTCCATATTTTTTCTTCATGATGGGGTGTAAGGTGTTGGATGTTGTAGCCTGTTTAAAGTGTTGTAACATCTAGCGATTTTCCACAACCAATCTCGATCAAATTCAACTGAATCATCAAATTCTAATGGTGTGAGAAATACTGCGAAGTCAACAAGGTTTGCAATACTGGTTTCACTGTAATCACCCCAACTCCACTCATAGCCATTGATTGAGAGGCTCTCTTCTGAACCATCTTCTTTAACAACCTTGAAGTTTAGAACGGGATTATCAACTGTTCCTGTACTAAAACACATTTCACATGTGCCAAATTCTACTTCCTCTTCTTTTGTTTCTAAATCAATAAATTTAATCTTCTTCATTATTTTCCCTCATCATTTAGGAATTTATCCCAATATTTTTGTTCAGTTTTAACAAAGTGGTGGTCCGATGAATAATCAACTTCATATAAATCGTCCATTTTATAACCTTTATCTGGGTCTAACGGGTCAAATTCATCAAGAGCAAAGCGTTGAACGCTGATATATTCAAATACACCTATACCATATAAACTGGGTTGTGCTATGAATTCATCAATCATTGTTAGAATTTTATTTTTATCAAAAGAGAATCCTATTTCATATTCTTCATAATCTTCATACTGTCCGCCAGCTGCATAAGCTCTGTAAATATATTTCACTTATTCCACCTCTTCATAAGTCTTCTTGAAGATTTCATCTGCAATGGCCCAATTTTCACCCTCAACACCCGTAGCAATCCAATCACCTAAGTTCAACATGAGGGGACCTTCTTTAGTCAATAGATAGTATTCTAAATCTGTTCCAGTTATATCATCGAGACCGGTCTTAATTGGGTAGTTAATCAGCATCTTTGTTGAACCATCAAACTGTTCAGCCTTAATTGTTGCTGTTTTGCGGTATTCTTTTAGCATTAAGATTCCACCACCTTATAATGTACATCCTTGATTGCTAATGAACAAACACTATAGTAGAAACCTGAGCCACCTCTATTAGCGCTGCAATTAGCAACAGCTACAGGATTTAGGTTATGGAATAAGGTTACTTTTCCTAGTAACTCTTCTTCGTATTCATCATCATCTTGCCTAATTTCAGGATCGCCAACATCGGTAATAACCGCATCTAGTTTCACATTCTCAAACTCACCGCCGGCATATGCGCAACAGTCCTGTTCACTTTCTTCGATTGTCACCACTGTTCCATTTTCTAAAACTAGTTCATCGGGTGTCCAACTAACTACTCGATGGCTAATCAATTCCTTTTTTAAATCTTCAAAATTCCCATATTCCATACTTAATCCTCCGAATCGTTATTTAACATGTTCTTTTCATAAATGCTGTAATCACAGCGATAAACAAATAATCGTTTACCATCAATTAATAGATTAGTAGATGATGGTACATCGGTATTTGACACTCGCACATGGTCGCCAGCGAAAGTAGCAATTGGCTTACCGGTTTGTGAACGGATTAGAATTACATATTTTGAACCGCTAAAATTATCTTTAGTTGCATGCACAAATCGGTTAATGAAAGGAACTGATCGAGTATCGTCAATAGCTTTAACTTTTTTTGGATATTCATCCATCACATTTGTTAAACCATCCTGATAGGATATTAATGAGCTTCCAACGTGGCGCATTAAATGTTTACCAACAGTAATCTTCATAACCTTAGATTCATT